CACAAATAGATGATATTATTTCAAAATAAAGATTTGCATTTTCTAGTTCGTTATACATAAATTATCTTTCTATTTTTTCTATCGTATATTTTTACGATTTAACATGAAAAAGACCTTTTCTATAGACCTTGGTTTTTCCAAAAGAACCTGGGATGATATTAGGTGCATTGTTTCTGAAATATCTCATCCCAAAAAGCATATATCTGTTGTTTTAGAAAAAAATCAAGTAGTATCAATAGGTGCAAATACTCATCACACTAAGCCCATAGCCACTAAGTATGGATATCAATTCGGAGAGTATCATTCTGAGCTTGATGCTATAATTAAAATGAGCAAAAGAAGTTCGTACAGAGAGCTAACTTTAATAAATTTTAGATTTAACAGAATGGGTGAAATAAGGATGGCGAGGCCATGCATCAAGTGCATGAGGTGGTGCAAGTCTTATTTTGATAGGATAGTTTATTCTCATGAAAATTGCTCTATGATGTATGAGCTTGATCTTGATTCATACAACATTGATGATCATGCTAGAAATTTTATACCCGAATTTGAGCTTATGTCGGTTGACAATGGTTTCCGAAATGAGATAATGTCTATGTTCAAGTCTAGGGACATTCTTAAAAATGAAAGACCTATTAAAATTAAGAAGATCAAAGCTGATCTCTTGCCTGCATGAATCGGTTGTCAAAAAAGGCTTTAAGAGTCCTCTTGTAGCATTTTCTGGTGGACCAGATTCATGCCTTTTGCTTTCCGGTCTTAGTGTTCTTTCAAAAAGAAAATCAACTCCAGCAGATTTTTCTTTTTTTGCTTTTCATGTCAATCACAATTTAAGAGAATCGGCAAAACACGACGAAGATTTTTGTGTTGATTTCTGCAAAAAAATTAACGTTCCTATTGGTACCGCTAAACTTAATTTTTCTTCTTTAGAGAATATATATCACAGGGCACGTCAGGCAAGATACGACGCCTTGTTTGACTTTGCAAATTTAAACAGATGTGACTGTATTTTGACCGCTCATCATGGTGATGATTTTGTTGAAACTGTTATTTTACAGTCTTTAAGGGGTGTAGATAAATCAAAAATTGGTATTAAGGAAATTTCCAACTGGAAGGGTCTTCCTTTAATTAGACCCATGTTTGATTTTACAAAAATTGAAATTGAAAGTATTTTAAAAAATCATAACATCCCTTTTGTTGTTGATCCTTCTAATTATTCAGATAGAGCTAGATCAAAAATTAGAAGAGAAATTCTTCCTGTTTTAAAATCAATTAATCCTAGTGTTCATGCAACTATGAGAAGGATTTTTTCTGTAGATTAATTGATGTCTTATTGAAAATAACTTTAATGAAGATTCTTCCAGAAGAAGAAAAGTTAAAAGAATTGACAATAGAGTAATTTTTGATTTTGTTTTTGGTCGATCATGATTAGCCATGATAGTCGATACAAATCCAAAATTAGATTTCTGTGACGTTTTGATAGTTCCAACGGAATCGGACCTCGAGAGCAGGAAACAGGTTTCACTCTCGAGGTCTTTTTCTTTTCGTTGGTCTCCTTATAAAATTACTACTACTCCTATTGTTGCTGCAAACATGCACAAGGTGGGTACTCTTAAATTAGCTCATAAAATGTATGAATTAAACATGATGACCTGTTTGTCTAAGCACATAGACACCGATAGGATTAACAGGTTTTTAGATTCCATAGAAGACTTTAATGACTCTAGTAGATTATGTAAATTCATGAGTTCAATAGGATTTTCTTTAGGCACACGCGGAGAGGACATTGATAGAGTTTTTTCTTTAATGAAAAATTTTCCACAAGTTAACACAATATGTATTGATGTTGCGAACGGCTATTGTAGATCTTTTAAGAAGTTTATAAACGATTTCAGAAAAGATTTTAAGGATAAAGTGATAATCGCGGGGAATGTGGTAACCGCTGACGAAGCATGCAAAATAATAGATGCCGGTGCTGATATTGTAAAAATAGGCATAGGATCTGGATCAGTTTGCACAACCAGAAAAATAACAGGAATAGGCTATCCTCAATTTTCTGCAATTATGGAAATTCAAAATAAGGTTCACTCAATAGGTGGATTTTTAATGAGTGATGGTGGCTGTCAGGTTCCTGGTGATATATGTAAGGCTTTTTCTGCTGGTGCGGATTTTGTTATGCTTGGGGGTATGCTTGCAGGTCATGAGGAATGTGTCCATTCCGAAGAAGATTGTCATATGACTTTTTATGGAATGAGTAGTGAACATGCCATGAGGAATCACTATGGTCAAATAGCAGAATATAGGGCCTCTGAAGGCAAGGTTGTAAAGGTTCAGTCTAGGGGTAGTGTTGTAGAGACAGTAAAAGAGATAATGGGTGGAATACGTAGTTGCTGTACTTATTTAAACTGCGAAGAAATTGAAAAAATGCCTCAAAATGCTAAATTTGTTGTTGTTAATAGACAGCTAAACGGAATGTTTTCATAAATGTATAAAGTTAAAATGAGTTTTGTGATTAGTATTCCAGATGATGGTTTGGAAAATCCGTCTAGGAATGATTTAATTAATAAAACTAAGCAGATATTTGATACCCTAAAAGATATATCTCTTGATATTAAAATAAAAAAAAGTATTTTTAAAAATTACTGTGATTCTGTTGAAGAAGATGAGATATCTAACGATTTAATAAAGAAAAAATCACAAGAGTTCTTAAATTTACAATTAAAAGAAAAAATGATTGATGGTTTTATTAAGTCTTTGGAGGACAGGACTGGCAAAATTGAGATTGGTCGATGAATATGTGATTGGGGGCTCGTAAAATTTGTAAAAGGAGAATTTTATGGATAAAAGAGAAGAAGAGTTTTTTGGAGAAGACATTATTCCAGATAATATTTTTAATTCAGATGTTGATTTTTTAAATTTCATTTACGAAGAAGATCAAAAAAGGGAAAAGGCCAAAAGCTTTACTCCTTCATCATATCTTTTTAAAACTTACGTTGAATCAAGAAATGATTATAACGAGATGATGGAAAAAAATGGTGGAGACATGTCGGGCATAGAAACGGTCTATGGCTACGACGTTTATGTCGTAGTTGACTCCATATACATGTCTGTTGGCATCTATCCTACAATTAAAGAGGCAAGAAGGGCAGAAACAGCTGTGAGGCTTCGTCTTGAAAAGGATGTCAAGGACTATATCAGGGCAAAACTTTCTGTTTAATGTCCGTCATGATCAAGACAATAGATAACAGCGCCGAAAAAATAGGCGAATTGTGCGGTCTTGAAGAATATGATGTTGAAAAAATCAGAAGAACTTGTTCTTCAAATTTCAAAGACAATGGGTTTTATCAGAATTTTTCTCTCAAAAAAATTGGCACTAAATGTGAAATAAAAATTTCATCTTCTGGCAACAATGTCTGGTATTTTATGCTTGACTTTATAGATCCAGTTACTCATGCCAGTTTTTTTATTGATAATAGCATGATGAGTGCCCCCAAAACTATAAACAGAAAAAAGCTAAAAGATCTTGTCAGTTTTTTCATTTACAAAGATGTAAGTGAAAGCAATGTAAGGTGTTTTGTTTCATCATTTTAAAGGAGATTGAAAAAATGAATAAGGCAGGCAGATTAGTTAAGATAAAGCACAGAAAAAGAAAAAAAAGAATAAAGGCCAAGAAAAATGCGGCTATCACAGAAGCCTTAGCTGCAAAAGAAGCTAGGAGAAGAAGGAGAATGGGTATTAAACAGAATTCTCCGACTTCAATTCAGTAACTGGTCTTAAATATTTTTGTGGTATGAACCAGGCAGGCTCTCTACCTGCCTGGTTTTCTTTATTGTACTTAAGCGCTTCTTCTCCTTTTGTGTATCCAACAATGTCGCAATAATTAAATCCCACCTCTACAAGAATGTATATCTTTTCTTTATCATCTTTTTCTCTTATTATCAATCTGTAGCCGGGTTTCGTGACAGACCTAACTTCATATTCTCCTACATCTGGTATATTTTTAAAAGTATTAATTGTTATTTCTTGTTTTATGCCTAGATATTTTATAACTGCAAATTCTCCCTTGCATCCTATAATGTCCATGGTCAGTCCATCTTTTTCTTCCAAACCGTATTTGTGTTTAAGTCCCATTTCTCTTGATTGACTGTTTCTTTTTTTTGCCATTTGTATGCATTTTTCTATTTCTTTATTTTCTAAAAAAATTCTTATCTTTTTGGTATTTTCTGTGTTTTTTTTATTTTCCATGTATATACTTCGACACATATGGAAAATTCAAATACTCTAAAGCAAATGCTAAGATCCAGTGGTCAGGTTTGGGTTAGGCACAAAAGGAAGGACTCTAGCTTTACTCATTGGGCTCGTTGTAGGCTAATTGATGTAGTATCGGAACACGAGGCTCTTATCAAACCAATCAAGCATGGCGGGAGGCTTGAAAAAGTTCCAATTAGTTCTCTCAAATTGTGGAATTCCATGAATAAAAAAAATACACATTGACGATATAAATTATTATGATTAAACCAAACTTATACATGTTTCAATGGATATCGGATTTAGGTGGTGCGGATACAAGACTAAAAGAATTAATTGTTCTCTTGAAGAATGATTTTAGTATAACTTGTGTTCCAAACGATGATTTTAGGTTAAAGGAAAAAGAAAACACTGATTTTCTTGACTCTCATGGCGTTAAGTATTCCTTGATGTCTGATTTACCTGCAAAGCTAGAGGGCTTTGCTTACGCAAATTGTAATTTTAGATTATTTTCAGAAAAGCATAGGATAGATTTTATAAATAAATCTGGTTTGAAATTTTTATGGTCTAATGACATGATGTGGACTGACAGGGAGGAGTTGGCTGCTATATCAGCAGGTAAGGTTGATTGCGTGCTATTTACTTCCCCTTTCCATCAGAGTGTTTTAGAGAACTCTATTCTGCGTGCTAATGTCTCTCAAAAAATGGCAATTCTTGAGAACTTCTTTGACTCTTCTACTTGGCCCTACGTAAAAAGACAAAAGCGAGATTTTGTTGCATGTGGAAAAGTAAGCAGACCAGATATAATGAAATTCTCCGAGGATTTCCCAGTTTTCTATGAAAGTGTCACACAGGGTATGCCTGTACATTTCCATGTAATGGGATGGAGTGACGAATTAAAAGAGAAATATAATTGGTTTAATTTCTCTCCAGATAAATGGAAGCTATTGAATTCCAATAGTATACCAACTCAAAATTGGTTTAGTTTTCTTGATATATTCCTTTATAATTGCAACTTTAGGTTTATAGAGAATCAGAGCAGGGCAATTATAGAGGCTCAGTTGACAGGTTGTCCTGTGGTCGCTCCTGATAAATGGAATTTTCCAAATATGATTTGGGATCAAAGAACCGGTTTCTTATGGAGAAATTCATCAGAACTTAGAGATATAATGAAAGACCTCATGGATTACGATTTTAGGAATAAATATGGTAAGCTTGCTAGCGAGTGCACTAGGGATCTCTGGTGTGATGTAGGCGCAGCCAAGAGAAAATGGTATAAAGTTTTGGACTACGTGTTGAATTAAAGGAGAAAATAAATGAAAACATTGATTTGGTCGGTAGCTTGGGGTGAATATAGGTATATGCTGCAGAGTCTTATGTCATCTATAAGATCTGTTGGTATTGAGCATGATATATTGACTTTTTCTGATCAGCCGCTTTCTCAGGTAATATCTTGCGAAATGGACAAGAGCATTCATCTTGACGGCACTCAGTATTGGAAGTTTGAATATCTTAATAAGGTAGCTCAATTGGATTACGATGTTCTTGTTTTCATAGACAGCGATCATTATTTTGTGCGTAAGCCAAGACTGGATTTCCACGAAATGCTGGCAGGAGATCCTTGGCATTCTTTCCTTGAGTCTCCCCTTAACAGTCCAATTACTTCAAGGGCTGATTGGTGGCAGGTTAAAAACGAAGACATGGTTAAAATGTGGAGAGATTTCGGAGTTCATCAAAAGACAGTTTATAACACAAATGGAGGTTTCTGGGTTTGCAAAAGAGAATTTGCAAGACAGGCTAAGGACACTGTTTATCTTTTCAGAGATATGCAGTCAAAAAAGGGTTTAAATTTACCAGAAGAAGTTCCTATCGGTGTTCTTTCTCATATGTTTAGTATGGATTATAACAAGAGACTTCATCAAAATTTATATGACATATGGGCAAGCGAATGGACTGGTGCATTAAAAGATAGATTGCCCGATGGAAATCAATGGGAATTTAATGAATACATGACTGGTAAGAAATTTATGGTCAACCCATCTATTGTCCATGCAATGAGAAGCAAAAACGCTTTGGTTCAAAATGGAAGGCAAATTTTTGAAAAAACCAAAGATGAAAGAAAGTTTATGACATGGGAGGAAATAAAATCTATGGTAAATTCTAATGTTGCTATGAGGTCTAATGTTCCTGCTGGTTCTGTAGTAATAGAAGATCAAACAAAGAAGCCATCTAGTAGTTCCTCTAAGGACTGCGGTTGTGGCAGGAAGAAGAAGTCTTCAAATAAGTTTAAGAACCAAGAGGTTTCTGCAGCTAATACTGATGTTGTTGTGAGTGATTCACTGCAAAGTATGCATGAGTCTATCCCAGTAGAAGGGGTCGTAGTTGATCCTATAGTGTCTCCAGCTATGACAGAAAAAAAAATGGCCAACAGCGTAGTTTAACGCTTAGTCAAGAAAATATCTCATATAGAAAGAACAAATGCGCCCTTTGTCGCTTAAACGACAGGGGCGTTTGTTCTTTAAACAAACAAGTATTGATTAAATTTGTTCATCAGTATGATAGCAAATGCCCAATGAACATTTGGTAATTATGTTCTTATAAGTCTGTGCATCATGTTGTCAGATAAAAGAAACTTTCCTTCAAACTTATTGTCATTTACCTTTTTGAGTATACTTGTTGGTTTCTTTTCTTTATTATATATGTAGATGGAATTTTCTTTGTATTCCCAAAATCTTTCATTATCATTTGAGTATATCCCTATTGTCCCGTCTGCATTCAATCTCATCATGCCGTATGTCTTTCCATTTCCAGAGAACTTCCATGTGTTGCCGGATAGACTTTCTGCGCTTTCTTCCCTGTTTGTGTTTATATTACCAGAAAGATATTTTTTTGTTTCCTCTTCATTGCTAAAAACAATATTTTCTTTCATAGCTTTTTTGAATGGCTCAAAATTTTTCCACTTGTCAGTTACATAGTGTATATGGGAATATCTACCGTTTTTATTTATACAGCTGTATGATTGAGCCCATTCAAAAGGACATAAAAAATAAGCCTCTACAATTGGTACTTTTGCTAGTCTTGCTGCCACATATGGTGTCTGATCAGTAAAAATTGGTTTAGTGTTTTTGCAAAGTTTGTAATACTCTTCTATTCTTTTCCAATTTTTTATTCTTTTTATCCCAGATTTTGATATTATTGTTGGCTCCCATGCATGTGTAAAGTATGGTATTCCTTCAAAATTTGTTATATCATTTGACTCAAAAAAGAAATTATCTATTTTCATAGATTTCAAAATTCTTTGTTGTCCACTTTCTAAATCTGTATTTCTTCCACCCATAAGCATCATTGGATCATTAAAGTCGTAATATTGATTTAGTATCTCAACTGTTTTGTCTATATCCGTACTTGAGTCGTCATCAACCTGCATTACCCAGCTTGAGTTATTGTCAAAATCTTTTAGATATTTTAAAAACCTCATACTCATGGGTATGCCAGGACAATTATACCATATGTCTTTTTGTGGTATAAAATCCGGTCTTGGCTCGTCTTCTACAAGATAAACGAATCTTGTCTTTATTAATTTGTCCTTTTGCTTATATCCATAGGAAGATACGTATTCCCTAAGCCTTGCTGCATATTTTTCTTTTTTTGTACAAGCAACAATACATAGTGTAAAATCAAATATATTCTCATTCATATTAAATAACTTTCCGATAAAATTCATATAAATTTATCGTCATAGATTTTTAAAATGAAATTCAATAAAAGAATAAAAATAAATAAATCAAAAATTGATAGCAAGAAGAAAAAAGATGCTTCTGCTTATTTTGATAATTTAAGAAAAAATATAAAAAAAAATAAGCCAGTTAAAAATAAAAGCATAAACAAAAAAAATAATTTATTTACAAAAAGTGAAAAATCAAGGGCAAATGCTGTTTGTTTGATAGGCTTTCCGGAATATGCCTGTTCCTCTTTTGACTCTATATATGAAAATATAATAAAACCCAATAAGGCTGTCGTTTTCGCACATATTTGGACTAACGGATATGAAGCTAAATTACCTAAGGTTGAAAGTTTGTTAAAATCTGTAAAAGCGATTTATCACATGCAGCCTCAAAATAGAGAAATATATGATACTTCTTTTGTAAAGGGATGCTGGTATAACAAAAGAAAAACAGGTCCTCTTTCTTTTCCTCCAAACGTGTTTGGGCAATTTGACAGCGCAAACAGGGTAATGAATCTAATAAAAAAATATGAAAAATCCAATAATAAATTCGATTGGATATTTAAGAGTAGATTTGATATGCATTTTCTTCATTCTATTATAATGAAAAATTATGAAAAAAATAATAATAAAATTGAAGAAATTCATGCAAGGCCAAATCCATATCCGTGGATGTTTCAAGATTTTGCTTTTTTTGGAACATCAAAAGCCATGCATTTGTGGGGAAAGTCTATTGTAAATATTAAAAAAATATACACAAAACACGATGCTGCTTTTAATCAAGAATCTCTTTGGAGTAAAAACTGGGAGTTAAATGGAATAAAAATAGTTCCACATTCAGAATGGAATTTTCACGCTACTAAAAGATCAGATACATGCCATTTATGTAGAGGTATAGAACACGAGCCCAAGCCGTATAATGCAAAAAATCCAAGTAACCATACATGGGAGCTTAAATAGTGAAGGTTTTATGGTTTATTTATGGTATAAATTTATATGTTTCGCAAGTTTAATTTATTCAAATTTTCTGCAATAAAGCCAAGTCTTATATTTTTACCTGCGAATCTTTCGCCAATAAAAGTTGACACATACGCAGTAATTGGTCAAACATTTTCTATAAAAGAAAAAATAAAATCTTTGGGTTTCTCTTGGTCTGGGAACCTTCAAGTTTCTGTTGATGGAGAAGATGTTTCTGGTGGATGGATTCAGGGCGCAAGCAGAATATCTTCTATAGATTTAATAAAAAAATCTCTTTCAGATATTTCAGTTGATGTAAACTTGGTCAACACTCATAAAATTGAGTCTATAGCTTTATCAAATGATGGCATAACCGGATTCTTTGATTCATCCTCAAATTCTACTGTTATTTCAGGAGAAACTAAGCCAATAAAAGATACACTTTCTGCCATGGGTTTTGGATTTAAAAAAACAATTTATCCTGGTCCTGACAACAAAAAGTATTCACCTGTTTGGGCTAAAAGATTTAAATTAAATAAAGAAGAGTTTGAAAAATTAGTTGGTCTTGGTGTAAATTTTATAAATGAAGTTATTGAGGAAGTTAATGAGGACACTGATGTCAAGCAGGCATCTCAAATAAGAGGTGAAATACTTTCAAATAATACTACTTTTGGCATTTCTTCTATGATAGAAAATTTTGTCAATGAAATATCAGAAAAGATTTTCTCAAAAGATACTGATGCAAAAGTAGAGGCATTGAAAAAATTCCTAAATTTTCAAGCTGTTTTTAATCACTTTAGTTTCAATAATCAAATACTTATGTATCTTCAGGATCCTGAAGCTAGTGAGGTTGCAACGGCATCTCAATGGGATTCTGATTTTGGAAGAAAGCTAAAGCCAGGTGCTATTCCTGTTGTGCTTATTAGGCCTGTTGGTACTGTAATTAAGCTAACAGATAAAGAAAAGGCTTCTTTACGAGCTCAGGGTGTTCCTGAGCCTGTAATAAAAAGAAAAGACAATAGAGTTATAAATGTATCTAAATTTACAGATTATGTTGTATATGACGTTCGTTTCACTGAGCCAATACCTGGAAGGGACCACTACGATCCTTCTAAAAATCAAGAAATTTACGGAACTAATGATACTTCTGAGTATGTAGATAAAATGACAGAGGCAGTGATTGATGTGGCAGAGGAAGATTACAAAATAAAAGTTAATTTTGCTGGTCAGGGTAAGTCTATGGGTACTTCTCATTCTGATGGCAACATAAATATAAATTCAAACTCTTCTGGAGTAAGGGCTCTTTCAACAATAATACATGAAATGACACATGAAATAGTGCATACTCAAGAATACAGAAAAAAAAGAGACATAAAATCATATGCAGCTGGTGAGATACAGGCAGAGGGTATATCTTATATGGTTTTGAAATATTTTAAAATTCCTTTTGATTTTGAGCAGTCTTGCATTCTTTATATGAGGATGTGGTCAAAAATGGAAAAAGAAGAGGTTGTTAACTCTCTTAAAAGTGTAAGAAATGAAGCAAACGAAATAATAGAAAAAATAAAAATCAGGATGTCAAAACAGGGTATTATGTAAAAGTTTTTATATATAATATAAATAATAAATTTTGGAGATTAAAAATGGCCACAAAAATTTGGAAACCTTGCAATGCAGTTACTTCAAGTTCTAGCTACAGCGGAAACACATCTGGATGTACTAATTTTCAATGGCAAGAAGCATCCAACTGGAGTGATGGTTCTGTACCTCAGCAGGGTGATGATATAGTTTTTTCTCCTAATTACAATTATCCTTGCGTGGGAGGACCAGGCGATGATCGTCCTTTTAAAACCATAACAATTCAAAAAGGTTTTAATAGGCCAATAGGTCAGCTAAAAAGTCCTAACGAACCATTGAGTTTAACTGCTTTGCAGGTTAACTTCGGTGATCTTATAATATATAGGCCAAATGCAAGCGAAGCTAAGCAGATATCTGCTCCAATAGTTATTGATAGGCTGTGTTCTAGTGTTCCTTCTGATTACCCTGGAGGTAGCAATAACCCACCAAATTTGTATGGCCCAATAACTGGAGGAAGAATCTATGTTTACGATGAGAATGAAGATAATGTAAGTTCTTATTATTTTTCTGGGCATTCTAGATTGATTCTCTTTGTTTGTAAAGATAATAAAAATTTGTCAAATAAAACTTTTGTATATGATGACCCAAACGGTAGGGTTAGTCAAATTTCTACTGCTTATAGCATAAGCTCTACTGGTCCGGAACCAGTAGTTAACAATACTCGCCATAGAAACAAAATTTCTGTTACCGCAGATTACATAGGAAACCTTAGTTTTAATACTCTTTCCTATGCTAATGTAAGAGCTTCTTATATAGAGCAAATTTGGCTTTTGGGGTCGTCGCATGCTTCATGGGGGGTTAAAGACAGAAAGCCATTTACTAGTTATTTGCAGCTTGATGGCATACCAGAACAGGTTGATTCTGCTTTAACTCCTGGAGATATAACCGTAGCATATAGTAAGGAACTTTTTGTAGGTAATATAAATATTGGCAAACCTACTGGGGGTGCTTCTTTAATAGGAAATCCAGCGACTCAGGGTTGGGATTGGACAAAGCCAGAAAATTGGGAGTGGACACACGGTATTGAGTTACGCAGTGGCATTAAGGCGATCAAAATGATCATGTCCTATCATCCTGTTGGAAGGATTAGTGCTGAAAGCTACTCCAAACCTGTTGGTTTCAGAATTGGCAGGTTGCAGTTTATCAGGAGCAATTTAAATTTTGGATCATCTAGTCAGTTTAATATGACTAATTCCAGGCAGACTATGAATTTTGTAGGTGTAAATGGAGTGGGCGCAATAATTGATCAGATTTATTTTCAGGTTACTACTCCTGATATACAATATAATGGCAGGTATTTAGACATAAACGTTCCGGCAACATCTCAATTTAAATTGTGGCACCATACTCCAGTGCAGGGTGATACCCTGCAAGATTTGGCTCCACACGGATCTATATACAACGAAACTACTGGAACATATTCAGACGGAGTATCAGATTATAGTTCAAGTTCTTCTATATCGCCGTGTCTCTGGTCAAGTAGTTCTAGTTCTTCAAGTAGCCGTAGTTCTTCTAGCAGTAGTAGTAGTTCTGGATCAAGCAGCAGTAGCTTATCAAGCAGTAGTAGTAGCTCAAGCAGTAGAGCTAGCAGCAGCAGCAGCAGCAGCCGTTCCAGTAGTAGTAGTAGTGTCACATTTATTCCTGGAGAAACCGTAGATATCGCTCCGCCATTCAGGAGAAGTAGTAGCTCGTCTTCCAGTAGCAGTAGTAGTCAGTCCAGCAGTAGTAGTAGCAGTAGTAGCAATTCCAGCAGTAGTAGTCAGTCCAGCAGTAGTAGTAGCAGTAGTAGTCATTCCAGCAGTAGCAGCATGTCAAGTAGTTCAAGTAATGGATAATGTTTAATTAAGGAGAAAAAATGTCAAATATAACAAGAAATTGGACAGGTTTAGGATACAACGGAAATATAAACGATCCAGATAATTGGACTTCTTCTAGCGACAGTAGCGGCAACGTGTGTTATTACGGAGACACATGGGGAGATACTTTAATAATAGGAGAGTATGAAGGCTTTCATGCGCCAAATTATTTAGATTTAAATATTTATGGCCAATTGTCAGTTCCCATAAGAAAACTTGAAATTAAAAGAACTTTTAGAGGAGATTTAGGTTACGTGGGACAGCCTCTTATTGTCAATCTTACCGGTACAACCATGCCACCTGGTTCAGAATATGCAACTAGTTGCAGTAACTCAATATTTGAAATACCTGATTTTAAAACATTTGTTCAAACAAACCAGGAAAGTTATGATTATGCTAACACTAATGATTTTGACTCAATTATTTATTATGAATTTTGGAAGAATGCTCTTGTAGATGATCAGATATCAAGTTTGTATAAATACTATTTAGCAAGTGTTGATATAGATATTGGAAATCCTCACTTTGATTACCCGGGCGTTACTTCTGGTCAGGGTAGTCCGACATTAGCAACATTACCTTCTTCTTCTTCTTCTTCTTCTTCTTCTTTTCCGATCAATAGGGAAAGAAAAATCTATATAAAGGTATTGGATAGTGTTGGTAATGGCTACTGGAATTGTAAGAATAGGAGTATAAAGTCTTTAAATTATGTTACTATCAGAGGATTGGGACTGGGAGAACATGCACCTTCCGGTTTGTTATGGAATACACTTGTCAATTTTGAGGGAGATATATTTTATCTAAATACATCAAAATATGCTGGTTTTATAAATATTAATAATTGTGAGGTATTTAATATTCTTCACGATCCGGATCCTTCTGCTATTTGGCACCCAACTCAATCTAACTATGAAACTCAATTGATTTTAAGTTTGAGAAATATGTCTGTTAATTCAACTCAGCCAGTCAGTGACTCGGATCCATATGATGCATATGGTACAGGTTGTGTTTTAAATGAGATTTTAGAAAGCAATAATGAGCTAACTGATAATGGTAATTCAGTGGGCTATATGCTTGGAACTAATAAAACACAATTTGTGTCACATAATTTTCAGAGTACCCATCTTCCAGAATGCTATTTATGTGGTCACTTTTACAATATTTTTGCTGTGGGACTCAATCACAGATATCAAATTGGTAATAGTCAAATAAATGGTTTGTTGGGATTTTCTAATCAAATTAAAGTGGACAAAATTTATTGGGAATCTCATCACCATTTATATGACACCAGCGCATATCCTTGGGAACGTGATGGTGGATTTGAATTTACCACAAGAGCAACAGTAGATTCTATTCATTTGTTAGGCGGGGCTCTTAAGGATTATCCTATGGTTGGATATCCAACTCTTAATATTTCTAGAGAGTACGAAACAACAATAAAGTCACTTTTATTGGATGGAGGTGGTTTAAACCTGCAATCCGATTCCATAAGCCCCAAAGGCATAAATGTGGATAAAATTTTGTTTTCTCCAGCATTAACTCAGGCAAATGGTGTAAAATTATTGAGTTTTACTTCTATAAATAACTCATCGGGCACTAACACTTGGTATTGGCTTATAGGAGACGACAGGCCAGCAGTTGATTCTTGGAGCAATTATCATAATGGATAATAAATACTACTTGTTAAGCTTGCTCACATAGTCGTACATAACTATAGCAGATGCGCATCCGACATTTAGGCTTCTAACTGATCCGTACTGCTTTATGTAAAGAACTTTTGAGCTTATTTTTCTGAGCTCTTCGTCAACTCCAAGATTCTCTTCTCCAAAAACGAATGCATAGTGCATTTCTTTTTGGAAAGAGAATTCTTCTATTGGGCTTGCATCAGGAGTGTTATCTATGGATATTACACAGCATCCATCAAGTTCTTTTTTAAGTTCATCAATTGATTTTGTGTATTTCATTCTTTCATAATGGTGCGTCCCTACGGCCCCTCTTCTGTCCCACCTTCTACTACCATGAATAATGACATTTTTTGCTAGAAATGCATTTGCGTTTCTTATAACAGAGCCGATATTGAAATCATGCTGTAGGTTTTGGCAGACTACAGAAAAGTTATGCCTTCTTTCATCAAGATATGCCTTTATGGCATCTTCTTCCCAGTATTTGAAAGGATTAATTACATTTCTTCTAAGAAGAACTTCGCTCATAACATATGTTACTTTTTTAAAAAATTGAGGATATTTTTTAATCTGTTTTTTTAACAGAAATTTGAACTAGTTTTTCAAATTTATTTGCATCGTCTATGTAACCTTCTAGTCTTTCATCCTTGGAATCATTTGTGTATTGATATGACCAAAAAAGCCTATCATCTATTTTAAAACCAAAATATTTCATATTTTTCTTTTGAAGTTCTATTGTTTCTTTCCCATTAAAGTTGTGCCCACAACTTATTACTCCAGCGTATTTTTCAGAAACTATATTTTCTTCTTTTAAACTTGTATGTCTATTTTCTATCCAACTTAATCTCTCAAGTAATTTTTGGTATACACTATTGGTTTGCCCCCATCTTATGGATGTAAAAAATACTATTGCATCACTATCCATCATGGGCTTATGTATTTTCCAAAGTTCATCATCTTTATGGTTGAATGAGCACCAGCATCTTAAATTTCCATCTGGATTTTTGTCTTTATCTTTTAAGGATGCTTCTTTTACCCCGCAATTATTTCCCTCTGCTTTAGATATATTGCCCTCGCATATATATATTTTTAGCTTAGATACATCTATTATTGATGCTTCGCATCTTTTTAGTTTATGTGATATTACATGCGCAAGTTGAGATGATTTGGGCATTTCCGTATCAACATCATTATGAACAACCCTATTACTTGTAGTAATAAAAAGGCATTTTTTAAATCTGTCTAAAAAAGCGCATGTTTCTTCTATTCCTGGTATTACCATGGATTCTGAAGCATATTTGTTGAATAATATTCTATTGTACATTTTAATTATCTTTAAGGTCTGTTATTACAAGTTTTGCTATATTGTATTTATTTTCTACTAAATCTAAAAGAGCTTTATTTTCAACTGTACCAGTTATATTAACAAGTGGTTTTTTGTTTATGAAGTATATCATAGCTTGCTCTGTTGATATGCACAGATCATAAAAACTTTTTATTATATTTATGGTTCTATTTTTTTGTTTTTCGTCTGTTATTGGAGAAATCAAAGAACCATACTCTTTTTTCATTTCTTCTAAGTAAATAATGTTTTTATTTATTTTATTAAAATTATCCATTACATTTTTGTCTATCATCTGGCTGTACTTGTCTGTTAATATCTTTATTAATGATGATATGTATGCCAATTCTGATTCAAACATAAACACAAGATAGTCTCTTACGCTTGTGTCATTTGTATAGTGTTTAATAAATTTTGAATTTACAGATGAAGATATTTTAAATTTTAATTCTTCTATAATTTTATTATATACTACATATATTTTATTATAAAATTTTTCATATCCGTTTACAATCATACTTTTTTCAAATAAATTATAATATTCATCAAAATACATGTTTATATACTGATTAAGTTTTTTCCATGAGTCAACGAAATGTTCACCTGAGTGATACGCATCTTTTATATTTATTTTTGTATATTCGTGTTTAATTATTTCATCCATTACATTAATTATTTTTTGTGTTGATATTATGCATTCATTTGCTATGATAATAGATGATTTTATGTCGTGGTCTTCATATTTTTTAGAAACTGTGTCAAAAGTATTGAGCAAAAGAGTAGACATACGCATGGTGTAATTTTTTAATTTTAAAGCCATGTCTGATATTTCATTGTCCTTTATGGGGACTTTTTTATCATTATTTATGGCTATAGATATTTTTTCCATAATAAAAAATTACTAAATAAACAGCAAATCAACCTTTATTTTACAAGGGCTATATATATCAATTATTTTCTTGTTTTTTGACAGCAGATTCGCTTTTTGCCCAATCCCAGTTTTTTCTTACTTTCTTGTTCTGCTGCCAAACGGATTTCATTACAATTGGTTCTATTTCATTATTTTCCATAGTTTTAATAAATGCATTTATGTCTTTGGGGAAACATGTTCCTCCAAATCCTTTGTCTCCATCATGCCCTGGTACATTTGCATGAGACTGAGATATTCTTCCGTCGCTAAGTATTCCTTGCATTATTATTTCCCATTCCAGATTCATTTTATCCGCTAATAACTTTATTTCATTAAAGTACATTACCTTTGTTGCAAAAAAACAGTTGCAAGCGTATTTTACAAATTCAGACTCATCTGAGTCCATAATTATTATTTGTGATCCTGGGAACCTATTTTCGTATAAAGAGTATAGATTTTTATAAATTGTATCATTTTGTTCTTTTTTATTTGGTATTCCTATAATATGTCTAGATGCACTTATAAAATCAACTCTTGCACTTCTTGCTGTTAAAAATTCTGGAGAATGAACAATATTTAAATTGCTATACTTATTTTTTAACTTTTTTGTCGTACCAATCGGTACTGTTGATTTTATTACGAATATATTGTCGCTTCTTGTATTTTTTTGGGTTATAGACTCTAGGGTTTCTTCAATTATTGATAGATTGCATTCTCCGCCTTCTGCATCTACCATGGGAGTTGGAACACAAACAAATACTATATCTTGATTTATGGTCTCTTTTTCTTCGTTAAGAGATCTCATTTTATTTTTGTCGTATACTTTTACTTCCCAGTCATTGCAGAATGCACTTAGTACAGCGCCTCCAACAAAACCGTGACCCAATACACCTATGCTATTTTTGTTTTTCATTTTTTCCTTTTTTAGTATAAAAATTTTTGAACCAGATTTCCCATTTATCCCAAGTATCCCATCTATGCTTATACCATTATCAGTAAAAATTTTTTCTAGCTCTTTTTCTGTAACTCTTAAAGGATCTGATTCTATGCATATATTTATGTTTTCATCTGGACACCACTCAATGTACATAGTTCCTTTTTCTGAAAGTTGATCTCTCCATGCTGATATGCTTTTATTTGGATCGTATGAGTGATCAAATGAATTAGAATAGACTATATCAAATTTTCCTATCCAGTCCTTGTTTACTTCGTGAAAATCCCATTGAACTGTCATGGGAAAATCTTTTGCTGTTTCGGATATTTCTGTACCAATTACATTGCATTCTTCACAGTTTTCCTTAAAGAATTTTTGTTCAGTGGCATTTCTTGTGCCGTGGCAAATAATGTTACTGGGTGTCCCACAGTAGTTTTTAATAATTTCTTTAATTACATTCTCTCTTACCCATACATGTCCTATTTTTCTTTTGTTTGCTTTAGTCTGAGCCTCTACATACTCTTCATAAGATTTATATTTATAAATTTCCATTATTTTTAATCTTTTTTATTATTTTTAAAGCTTGAGCTTTAGGTGAAAATACATCAGACCAGCATTTTTTCATTTTTTTATTTATTTCTTGCCACCTTTTTTTATCGTCAAGTATTTTTTTAATTTGATAAATTGATGTGTCCCATTTTTTATTATTTATATATATTGCTGGTGCTTGTTCATAGCATATTGTATTTGGTTGTTCGCAAGATACAATCGCTGACCCGCTGGCAACTCCCTCTGAAAAACGTATACATTCTGACCTATGGTGTCCATGTGGAGAAAGTACTATTTTTGTTCTTGACATTTTTTCAGAATATTCTTCTATTGAAAGTCCAGTATTCCATTTTTTTGTTAAAGATATTTCTATATTGTAACTTTTAAGTTCTTTTTCTATTTTTCTTGCCGATTCTACAAAATTTTTTCTTGTTGCTATGGGCTTATTATTTGCATCAAGACAGTGCCCAGAAAAAAACACATCTATGTCTCTCTGCTCCCATGTATTGTCTTGCTTTGGCTTGTAGCCCTTCATGACAGGCAATGGTATATGAGTGGCATTTTCTACCTCCTCGTAATCTAAATGGTGTTTAAATACATATCTGACGTTTTTGCTGTAGGATGGCAGCTTACCTCTTTCGTCTCCTGCTGTGAGTACCGCCACTACTTTATTTCCATATTCCGGTAGATTTTTATAATTATTAGTAAAATAAAAATTATAATTATCGCAATCCTTGTCGCTTTTAATAATTTTTATCATTTCATCAAAAAAATCATGTTCAAAATAATTTTCTGGTAGTATTTTGTAAATCATTTGTGCTGTATGTATGCCCCTTGATTATTAAAACTTCTAAATTTATTGTGCAAAGGAAAGCCACTAAGTATTTTCCACTTTTTTGAATTGAGCATATAATTGAAAACTGCCATATTTGAATTTATTTCTTCTGGACAGTTTGACATCATTCTTGTCATTTCTTCAAAAAAATTCACAAGTTTAATTCTATATCCACCAATTATGCCAGCATTGTATGGTTTTTTTATTTTTATTTTTAAATTGCATTTTGTCATCTTCTCCTCAATCCATTTCTTGCCTTTTTCGTTGTCTTCACCAGCGCATATGTCAAATTTTTTATCTATTAAATGAAATGGATTTTTGTGTATTTGCACATCAAAACAATCCGTGCATATTACTTTATCTATTTCTTTTTCATGTATTTTTAAATATTGCAAATAACAAAAAAATCTCTCGTCATTGTAACTTTTTCTATTACTTATAATTTGGTGTTGAAACTTTATTTTTTCATTTGAGTATTTATTTACAAATTGATCAGACAATTCATTATGAAATATTATGCAATTTAAATTGTTTTTTTTTATTGAATTATAGAATTTTTCTATTAAACTAAAATCGTCTTTTTTGCATTTTTCCGTATGGTCGTGCTGAGCAAAGCCGTTGTCTCCAGAAAACCATGATGTAAAAATAAAGTCTTTCATTTTATAAGTAAAAAAGTTATTTTTTCAGAGTGTTCAGAAATTTTTTCATTTTTTATTATTTTATATTTTACGGTGTTTAGTCCGTCTTTTCTGAAATCATGTTCTCCGTTTCTCATCATGTGCATTAGTTTTCTGTTTTTATCAAGTAGGGATTTGTCAAAAGGCTTACTGGTATGCCATTTGTGCTTTTCGTGTTTTAATGAGTCATATCTCCCGTTTCTTCTGTATATTTTGTATTTGCATTTTTGCAATCTGACACCGAAATCTATATCTTCTTTGCCCCAGCCAGTGTACAGATTAGAGAATCCATTTGCTTTTTCAAACATTTGGTTTGTGCACATTATTACTCCTCCCCAGTAGTTTTTGGAGTGTAGTTTGTATCCGAACTGCTGAACTCGTGAGGCAAGATGTATTGGGCTTTTACTATAAGAATAATTGCAATCTTTTTTTGACGAAGGAATCATGTCAACGTCGTGGATACACACGTAGTCTGATTTCTCTTTTATTTCAGTAAACCCGCAATTTATTATGGATCCTTTGTTGAACCACTCTCCGTCATCTGACTGTTCAGATATAAGTATAGAAAAATTTATATTTTGTTCTTTAATCCATTTCTCCATATGCGGTATGAATAAAGAAAGGTTTTCTTTTCTATTTCTATATGGAACAATAATTAATAATTTTTCTTTTTGCATATATTATATATTTCGTATTTTGACGAAAAATTAAATTCCCATGGAAAGAAAATCTATTAAAAACAAAAGTGAAAACAAAGTTGCCTTATTGGTGTTTTATGGTAGAAAAAAGTACTCTAAAATGCTATTTAGATACATTTTTAGAGATCTGAGGTGCAATGGGGGAATTGTAGATAAAATATTTATTTTTAGGAACACTTATGACCAATCTGATTTGGACTTTTTATCTTCTTTGCAAAAGGGTAAATTTGGTAAATACATAGAAATTATATCAGGAGTAAGAATGGGTGTATCTGGTTATTCAGAAAGTTTTGACTGGGTCAATAACAAATGTGGAAAAGATTGGTTTATAGTAAAAATAGATGACGATATTGTTTATATAAAAAACGGATCTTTAGAAAATTTAGTAAATTTTACCGCAAAACATAAAACATTTTGCTCTGGAAACGTAGTAAACAGCTCTCATTGTAATTTTATACATGAAAGAATAGGTGCTTTGCCGGTTAGAGATTTGCAATTTCATCCAGAAAAAGATTACGCTGCCGGTCCTCTCCCGCGTTCAAATTATAATTCCTATGTGCATAATAATTTTTTAAGACTATATGATAAAAAGTTATTATCATCTTATTGTTTTGATAAATTTGTTTTGCCTGATACCAGGTGGAGTATAAATGTAATTTGTTGGAATTCGTCATACTTAAATAACTTCAAGTTCTGTTTAAATGCACCTGGTGGTGATGAAGTCGGCGTTAGCTACCATTGGCCTAAATATTCTAGAAAACTTTGTTTAACTTGTGGCGGTGGATTGTTTGTTCATTGGGCTTTTGGATTTCAAAGACCAGATCTTGATAGAACCTCTGAAGGTCAGAAAATTTATGATAATTATATAAAAATATGCAAGAAAGAAACTGATGAGTACTACAAAATATGATTATTTAATAGTTGGATCTGGTTTATTCGGCGCTGTTTTTGCAAATCAATTAACCAAAAATGGCAAATCCTGTCTTATAATAGATAAAAGAAAAAAACTTGGCGGTAATGCTAGAACAGATGAAGTAGAGGGTATACATGTTCATTCTTATGGTCCTCATATTTTTCATTGTAATGATGACAAAATATGGAATTTTGTTAATTCATACTCAAAGTTTAATTCTTTTGTAAACAGGCCAAAAGTTTGTTACAAGGGCAAGATATATTCTTTTCCAATAAATCTTATGACTTTATATCAAATGTGGGGCGTCAAAAATCCTGAAGAGGCGCAAAAGAAAATAGATAGTGTAAAGATTAATATAGCTAATCCTTCCAATTTGGAAGAGTGGGTTCTGTCCCAGGTTGGAGAAGAAATTTACCAAACATTTGTTTACGGATACACTAAGAAGCAATGGGGAAGAGATCCTAAAAATTTGCCATCTTTTATAATAAAAAGACTGCCAATAAGACTTAATTTTGATGACAATTATTATACAGACAAATATCAGGGTATACCAATTGGTGGATATACAAAGATGATTGAAAATATAATAGGTAATGTTCCAGTGGAGTTAGAAGTAGATTTTTTATCTGATCGTGATTATTTGTCAAAAAAAGCAAATAAGGTTGTTTATACGGGCATGATAGATAGATACTTTGAAGACTGTTATGGCAGTCTTGAGTACAGGGGTTTAAAATTTGAAACTGATATTTTAAATTGTAGGGACTATCAGGGTAATGCTCTTATTAATTTTACAGAAGAAAATATTCCCTACACTAGAATATGTGAACATAAACATTTTGATTTCGGCAAGCAAGACAAAACAGTTGTCACTAAAGAATATCCTTCAAATTGGAAGCCTGGTGATGAGGCATATTACCCTGTTAATGATGAAAAAAATAATAATATCTATTCCATGTATAAGGATTTATGCTTAAAGGAAAATAATGTAATATTTGGAGGCAGACTTGCTGATTATAAATATTATGACATGCATCAGGTAATAGGCTCTGCTATGGTAAGAGCTAAAGGAGAAATAATTGAAAAATAAAAGATACCTAATGAATTATAATGAGTTCATAAAAGATTTAGTCAATATTCCAGATATAAAGATGAACCCCTTAAATTATGTACTAGAAAATAAAGATATTTTAGAGGTGAATAAGGATTCCATTGTCATGGAACTGGGAGTTTTTAGCGGGATGACAATCAATATGATTGCAAATGGATTCAAAAATCATAAAATTTATGGATTTGATAGTTGGCAAGGGTTGCCTGAGAAATGGGATAGAAATGATATGCTTTTTGACAAGGGTTCTTTTTCCACAAATGGCAAATACCCAAATGTATCAGAAAACGTGATTTTGATAGACGGGTGGTTTTCTGAAACTTTGCCTAATTTTATATCTAATCATAACAAACCAATAAAATTTATGCACGTTGATTGTGATATATATAGCTCTACAAAAGATGTATTTGACAACTTAAAATTTAATATAAAAAATGGTTGTGTAGTTGTATTCGATGAATTAGTCAACTATGAGGGTTATCAGAGAAATGGAGAATTAAAGGCTTTTTACGAATTTATTAAAAATAATAAAGTAGAATTTGAATATATAGGAATGAACGGCAAGATGGGAGATGTGGGGTGTGGTCATGAAAGGGTTGCTGTAAAGATAATAAATAATCCAACATATAAAAAATGAAAGAAATAAAAGTAAAATACATAACAGGTAAGAAAATAGTTTTTTGGTTTGATGGAACAAGTCCTAGAGCGTGTCGTTTTAATTATGAAAATTATACAGATGTATGTGGATTCAGCGGCACTTGTGCTGTTACTTTAGAGTTAGCTAGGAAATTAGCTGAAAGTAAAAATACAGTATATATTTCTCATCCTGATTATGGTTTAAAAAACACATTTATACCAGGAAATTCTGAGTTTAACGGATATCTTAATTATACTTATGTGACGCCTGACGAGGATTTATTAAAAGATTGCGATGTATTTGTTTTTTCTTTTGGTTTTTTTTGTAAAGATTCCTATGATATATTATCTAAACTAAAAGAGGGTACAATAGTTTGTGCCTTTTCTCATATGTACTGGTCTCATAGTGCTATTTTTGATATACATAATTATTGCAAATCAAAAAAATTAAATTTTTATTATATAGTAAATTCTAAAACTTCAAAAAAACATTTTATATCTAACCCCTCTGAGGTAAAGTATATTCATGTAAATAATAGTATATCAAAACCATTATTTTATGAAGAAATAAACAAGCATGAAAATTTAGAAAGAAAAAATCAAATTATTTTTACATCTTCTTTTCAAAGAGGCGGTGAAATGGCAAGCTTAATAGCTAGTCATTTAGGCAAAAATTATGTAAATTTTTCTTATTTACCTGGTCCTCATGGCAGTGGATCTGTAGGGAAAAAAGAATTAATTAAAAATTTATGTGAATCAGATTATTTTGTGTATACAGCATCTGATATGGAGGGAAATTTTCCAACAGACACTTATTGTAATGCAGTTCACGAGGCCTTAGCTTGTGGAGTAATTGTTTTAACCTGGGACATTTCTTGTTTTAAAGATGTGTATGGAGATAATATTGTTATACTAGATTTTCCTATACTAGATTTTCCTTTTGATCCAAAGTCTTTGGGCGTAGGCCTTCATACTATAAAAAAACTGATAGATCCATTTGAGTATCTAAAATTTGCAGAAAAAATTAAAGAAATAGATATCAATACATCTCTTAAAAACACCTTAAGAGATAAGGGAAAAAAATGGGCTTTATCAAATACTTATGATATAGAATATAAAAACTTTTTAAGGATTTTTGAAAATTAAAATATAGATTGTTTATATTGAAATAATTCATATATATGAATAAAAAATGTGCAATATTATTAAGGGGTCACACAAAAAGAATAAGAGGATCTAATGTGATTTTTGAGGATCCTATAAATTTTGATTTTTCTAGAGGCGCTCTAAAATCTTTTATAGATTCTGTCTATATGCCTTTCAGTAATATGTATGATGTGGATTGTTATTTTTCTGTTTCTGATGATTATAATATAGATTTAATCAAAAGTAATTTCCCTAATTGCAAATACTCTTTATGTGTTCACTATGATTGGTCTGCACAAAGATTGAATATGTTAAATGGTTTGCATAATATCTATCAAAGTGAAATTATTTATGATAAAATTTTTATATCTAGATTTGATTTAATATATAAAAAAAATATAAATTGTTTTATAAATGACATGAATAGCAATATTGTTTATCAGTGGGCTGAATATCCAGTTACTCCCAACAGAGTTCCTGACGCAATACACTGGATAAACAATGATAAAAGTAATGATGTATTTAGTAAATTTATAAAATCTATTGAATATCATGAACCTAATGGAAGTTTTCATGATCTAAAAAATATAACAGATCAATTGGGCATGAGTAGCTCTTTTATGATTGACGGATATTATGATGCTAACACCTCCAGACATCCTGATAATCATGGAAAAGGATTAAATTTATCCAAAAATCCTATATATGTGATGAGTGGTAGGAGATATTTTTTTGATGATTTTACGCATGATAGTTTATATGAAGGTGATTGGTCATGTTAATTTTATAGAAAGTTATAACAATGTCAATTGAAATATATTTAGTAAGATTTAATGAGGATAAATTATGAAAAAAATAGCTGTAATTTGTCCTTCTAGGTCAAGACCTAATAACATAAAAGAAGTCATTATTAGTTTTAATGATTGTAAAAGTTCTTTGTCGGATATTTATTTTGTTATTGATAGTGATGATACTAGTAATTATGAAAAATACACAAGCAATATTGGTATAATAAAATATGAAAAAAATAATGATTCTAGAGGAGTAGTTGCGCCCATGAATTATGCTGCATGTAAATTGTCAAAACAGTATGAATATTTATATTTCATGGGAGACGATCATAGATTTAGGACTAAGGATTGGGATAATATTTTTGTTGAAAACATGAATGCAATGGACAATATTGGAGTGATATATCCCAATGACCTAATGCATGGGTCTATGTTAGCAAGTTCACATTTAATTTCTTCCAATATAGTAAAAATTTTAGGTCATTTTTATAATCCTATTTTTACGCATTTGTGTAGTGACAATTCAATAATGAGCATAGGACACGGACTTAATAGAATCAAATATTTGGAAAATGTTGTTATAGAGCATTTGCATCCTTTTTCTGGTAAGAGTCAGTGGGATGATCTGTACAGAACTGTTAATTCAGAAAATATGAATAAAAAGGATAGAGAGGCTTGGCACAATTGGTCTCAAAATATTTATCCTCATGAAATAGAGAAATTAAAAAAAGAGTTAAAAATATGAAAAAAATAATATCTTTTAGCTTGTGGGGCTATGATCCCAAGTATTGTGTAGGCGCTATTAAAAATTTAGAATTAGCTAAGTCTATATATAGTGATTGGATATGTAGATTCTATTATGGTAAAAAAACAGATCAAGATTGTATAGGTGTTTTGAGAAATAAAGAAAATGTAGAATTAATACCAGTTAATGAGGATGGAGATTGGTCTGGAATGTTTTGGAGGTTTTTTGCAGGAGATAGTAATGATATAGTTATATTTAGGGATACAGATTCCAGGTTAAATACTAGAGAGAAAGAAGCTGTTGACGACTGGTTAAATTCTGAATATGATTTTCATGTTATGAGAGATCATCCTTGGCACCAGACTGAGATTTTAGGAGGCATGTGGGGATGCAGAAATGGGGTATTAAAAGGAATTTCTAATACGATTGAAAAATATCAAAAAGGTAATTTTTATCAAGTTGATCAAAACTTTTTGCGCTCTCATGTTCACCATTTAACATTAAATAATTGTAAAATACATGATGAATTTTTTAATATTAATCATTTTCCTTCAAAAAGAAAAGGAAGAGAGTTTGTGGGACAACCCTTTAATGCTGATGATACAGAATGTGACAGAATACATGGAGATTTAGTAGTAGGAAGGTAGTTTTTATATGGCATTTGCAATTGAACAACATCACAACAAATTAGAAGTGTACTTTGACGGGAACAGCATTTATTGTCATGAGTATTGGTGTTACGAGAGTAGGGGTAGAATGAGTTCTTATTTGATAAATGAGGCTTTTAGCAATTTAAATAATGATGAAAAAAACAGAATGAATGTAGGATCTGTATTTTTGTTTATGGGCGATTATTTAGATTATCCATTATCTTTTTCTGGTCCTTCATATAATGATTTTATGATACCTGATTATATCTTTGCGGGTTGGCCAGAGACAGGAATTCATGATTATGATGATATGTGCAAAAGAATTCGTTTAAAATCTATTGAAAATTATATTGATGATCGTTTATTTTGGATAGGAAATATAAATACACATCATACTAGAAGAAAATTTTATGAAAATTTTAATAAAAATTTAAAAGTCAAATGCATAGATATAATTCAGTGGGTAAAACAGTCTGGAACAATTGAACTGAAAACAGAAAATGGCAATTTTATTTCTCTTCCTGATCATACTAATTATAAATTTTTGATAGATATACAGGGTGCTGGTTATTCAGGTAGAACTAAACTACTTTTGCATTCTAATAGGCCATTGTTTTATCAATTGAGAAAATGCAATGAATATTGGTTTTATGATTTGAGGCCTTTTGAACATTATATCCCTGTAAATGAAGATTTCTCTGATTTTGAAGATAAATTAAACTGGGCACATAAAAATGAAAATAAATGTAAAGAAATATCCAAAAATGCATTTGATTATGCTGATAAAAACTTAAGAAAATCGAATGCAGTTGATAGGTATAAAAAAGTTTTAATTAAAGCATTTTCTATTAAAGATAATTTAATTAGTCCTAGTGAATATATGTTAAAAAGATTAAAATGAAAATATTATTCTTAATCATTTCATGTGAAAATCACATTAATACCAGACAAAATTGGTTAAAAAACACGTGGCTTAATAATTTGGACTATATTTTTTTATCTGACATTGATAGTACTGACAATGTTTGTGTAACTAGGACAAAGGGTCATATTAGCGGTGAGGAAAAACAAATTATGGGTATTGATTACGCAAATAAGTCAAATAATTATGATTGGTATTTTTTTTGTGATGATGATACATATGTTAATACTAAAAATCTTATTAGTCATATCGGATGTTTAGATAATAGTTGCAATAGTTGTGGTCTTGTTTTTTCTGAAGAAACTCATCCTGATAATCCTATATGGCCTTACGTTGAAAAGGGGCATAGGTACTATTCTGGTGGTTCTGGATTTGCATTAAGAAAAGACTTGATAAATCGAATTAATAGTAAAATAAATATTCCCAAGACTAATTACGGAGATGTTACATTAGGATATTATCTTAAGGGAGAAAAGCTGTATAGCTCTAATAGATTTAATCAAAATAATTATTTACACTTGAAACATGATTTACATCAAATTAAACATAATATAAGTTATCATTATATGAATGAAAAAATGATGAAAGAAATTAATAGCATATGCAAAGAAAAATAAAGATTTTATTTTTAGTCAAATATATGGAGATAATATGAAATATTATAGTCAATACGGAGAAGAATTATTTTTTACAATCATATTTTAATAATAAAAAAGATGGTTTTTGTGTTGAAAGAGCGTTTATAAAATGCGATAATGAGATTGTGGTATGGGGCTTAGGTCAAGCTTTTAATTATGAAGATAGCTAATTTGAACCAAAACATGGAGATATGCTAATATGAAAATAGTACAGATAGGTACTAATACGGGTAATGATGATTTGAGTAAGTTGATTCAAGATAATCAGCCAGACTTGTTACTTCTTGTAGAACCAATGAAAATTCATAATGAAAAAATTGAAGACCAATATAAATGGGTCAAGAACAAAGTTATAGAAAACATAGCCATAACTACAGAAAGCAGTAGTGAACAAGAAACTTCATTCTTTTATCACAAAAACGATGGCCCATTATATGAGGTTGCATCTATAGACCGATACCATATCTTGAAACATGGTTATCATCCAGAAGGAATAGTGGAAATTAGGGTTGAATGTAAAACTATTAATGCTCTTTTTGAAAAATATAATCTTCAACAAATAAATATTTTATTTATAGATGCAGAGGGACTTGACGATCAGATCATCAAGTCTATAGATTTTTCAAAGTTTAAAATTAATGAGATTTACTTTGAAAACTTGCATTTAAAAAATCAAGATATTTATGAATATTTGAACAAACTTGGCTATTTCATTATTGAAAAAGTAGGTATGAATGGGTGGAGTTCTTTAGCAAAGAAAAATAATACGAGATGACAATCAAAATACTTCTAATACAAGAAAATGGTAGACACGAAGCAAATAGGTCATTTAGAGAATGTTTTTCTCTTGAAAGAGCGTTTATAAAATGCGATAATGAGGTTGTGGTATGGGGATTAGGTCATGCTAATTATAATTCAAATATCAACTTTAATGAATATGATATGATATTTAACTTAGAAAATTATGGGGATGGGTGGATGCCCAATCTAAGTAATGTAGATGGTCCATTGAAGATTTTGTGGAGTATAGACGCTCACTGTAGAGGAGTATCTCCTTATGAAAATATATTTTCTAATGGTAAATATGATTTAATGCTTCATTCTACTAAAGATTACGTAAAACATTCCTATCATATGTGGTTTCCTAATTCATTTGATAATAGCCTAATTAAACCAAATGAAACAGCTAAAAAACATAAATTTGGATTTTGTGGCAACATAGTTAATAGGGGTCATATATTAGAAATTCTAAAAAATTCATATGGTTTGCACACAGATATATTTGTAATAGGTGAAGATATGGTTAATGCAATAAATTCATATGTATGTCATTTTAATATGAATATAGCTAATGATATAAACTACAGATCCTTTGAAACTATAGGATGTAAAACATTATTAATAACAAACAAAAATTACCAATATGATGAGTTGGGTTTTGTGCATAATGAAAATTGCTTAATCTATGATTCTTTTGATCACTTGTATGAAATAATAAAAAATATTGATAAATATAACATAGATCAAATTTCACAAAATGGTTATGAATTATCAAAAAACCATACTTACGATGTAAGAGTAAAAAATTTAGTCACTCAATTAAAAAATAAAGGTTATATTTAGCATTTGTAGGCATGGATGCTAAGAATTTTTCCATTTTTTACTTTGATTATATCGCATACTTCTATTGTATTATTTTCCTCTAGTGATATATTTATTTGGCATGCATAGTAGTCATGTTCATCTTTTATTATATTTTCTATGTGTATGCGTAATTGGGGGAACTGTTTAAATATATTCATATTTGCTTCTATTACATTTTCTTTACCTTCAACATATATATTCCAGTCCTTTAGAACTACATCTTCAGAATACAAGTTTCTAAGATCTTCTATGTTTTGACTTGAAAAACTCTCAAAATACTCTTTTATTATCCATAAATATTCAGATTTCATATATCTCCTTTTGTTATTTTAGATCGACAAATAAAGGTAACTTATGTATTTTTTATTAAAATATAATTATGAAAAATTTATTTAAATTATCACAGGTTGATTTAAAAGGCATGCCTGGTTCTATGGGGGACGCTGTTTCTATAAATATAGATGTTCCTAAATTTATTCAGCAAATGGGTCTTCAAAATCTTAATAATCTAGAAAATATTGGTAATGGTTTTGATCAATTGGCTGGTCAGCTTGAACAAATAAAAGATCCAAGGTCAACACAAGCAAGAGCAATAATTACTCAGGTTAGAAACCTTCAAAATAGCATAAAATCATTTAAATAATATGAAGTGCAGCCCAGCTAATGTTTATAAGCTTTTGAACGCTTCCAATACGGGGAATGCTAATAATATAAATTTAGGTGAATATCAGCATGTTATTGAAGATATCATAAGAAGGATAGGTGAAAAAAAATATAAACTTTCATTTATTCTATCTGCATTTGGTGGCATGCGTAATGCTCTTGAGGACGAAAATTGGGATTTTGAAGTTGATTATGATAAAATTTATGAATGGCTAGATAATGATGACTACTGGATGGAATCATATGATGATTACTGGGATGAAAGTGATAATTTCTTTCATTATATAGGCTCTGTAGCCAATGAGGATGAAATTAAACAAACTATAATATCAAATTTCTATGATGGCAACTTTAGTGCAAGTATGTCTTCTCTTTTGGAAAGTTGTTCTGGATCCTACGCTGAAAATTACAATCCTGATATTATACCAGTACAAACAATAATACAAGGCATCCTGGAAGACAATTTTCTGAATGCTTTAATTTCTGACATAGAATACGTTAAAATAATCCCTGATCACCGTCATCCATCTAATAGGGCAAAAAAGCATAACATAAATCCATCTAGTTTTTTTTCTCAAAAATTCTATGAAAAAATAGGCATGCCATTCAATAGCAGGCCATCTCTTTCTCAGGAAGAGCTGGAAACATTTTTTGAACATTTAATTGATTATCTTGCCGGTATATATGCTGATGAAGTAGAACATATGAATTCAGATAGTGAAATTATAGATGTTTTAAAATCAAATTATGAAGATAGCGCAAAAAAGAGGTGGATAGATGACAATAAAAGAGATTGGCTTAGGAGCGAAGCTGAAAACCACGCAGACAGTAGTGCTCAAGAGTTCCATAGTTACAATGCAAGATTGTCAAGGTTGTATCTTGGTAGTGATGCTAATTTGACTGGATTTGCTCATCATCATTTTCAACCTATTACTAAAAGAATTGTCAAAGACAGGTGGATTTATTTTACAGGAGAAGATTCAGGCACAATATCCGTAGATGAATCTCAGCCTGTTTCCAAGATTGGTATTGACGAATGGACTGATATAGCAGAAGAATTGAGGGAGCATGCAGATAGCTTTTATATAGATGAAAAGCATAGTGAATTTATTGAAACTATAAAAAAATATTCAGATGCCATCAAGTTTGTAATATCTTCAGATCCAGTTTTAAAAGAAGTTTTCTCTGAAGAATCATCTGCTTACACTTCTTCTCTTGATGAAAGCGCAATAGTTCAGCAAGATGAAATATTTGCAGAAGCTTCTCATTACATGAGTCCTGAAGATTCACAAAAATTTATGAGAGATGTTGCTGGCAACTCTCCAGAAAGAATTAGGTTAATAGAGGAGGCCAGAGAGAGAAGGAGAGCACAGGACGAACAAGACAGAATCCTTAGACAAAGGGCCGAGGAACAAAGACAGAGAGAATTTGAAGAAGAATCTAAAGCAATAGTTGAAAAAGAATCTTTAAGAAAAAAAATAACAGAAGAAAAGCAAAAATATCTTTCTAATCCAGAATTGATTTATAAAGATTTTGGAGATGATGGTGTCCGTATAGCCAAGGAAATGGGTCTTTTTGATAAAGGTTTTAATTTTAAGTCTTTTATTAATCTTGGTAGATCCTTCCCTGGTCAGCACGCTACAAACGTTGTTGTTTCAGATGCTGCAAATCACTCATCTAAAATAAGGCATTATTCGGAAATTTTAGAGCCATTTAATATAGTCATACATCCTAAACATAGTGAAAAAGATCCCAAGGGAATGAATGTTGTTTTTGATAATGGGGATAGTGACGGCGGCATAAATTATCATCATAGAGGTCTCACTAGAGACCAGACGCCAGAAGGATATTATAATTTTCTTGGTTGGGTTGGCGGAGGAATAGACTGGTTAAATAAAACTATGTATGTCACGGAAATACAGAGTGATGTTGTTCAAAAGACTTATAGAATGAGAGATTTTCAAGCTAGTATGTCTGGGCTTGAACAGGAAAAAAATAAATTGATTGATGAAATATCTTCTTTAAGCTCAAAGATTGAATCTTTTGATAATAAAAGTTATTTTGAAAATAAAATAAAAGAATTAGAAAATAAAATAAACTCTTCCTCAGACGAGCAAATGAAGCAAAGATTAAGGGTCGCAATAGATGCAATACGTAATCAAATGGTTAGCGGGATAGACCCGAATCAGCAAGATAAACAAAAATTAGAAAAGCTTAAGGCAAATCTTGCTGAAATAGAAAAGCAGATTTCTTCAATATCGGATAGAAAATCAGAAGACAAATCTCCTCAATTAAATAGGCCTCATTTGTCTCAGTTTAAGTCAAGAATAGAAAATAGATTCGAAGACTGGCTAGAAATATTTTACAATGAGATATTTAGATATTGCAATAACCTTGAGATCAAAGCTCTTTATCTGGTAGGTGCTTCAACTTTGCATAAGTTGTGGACAGGGTGGTCAACTCAAGAAACTTTTGAGATGTTTAAGAAGGTTTATGACGATCAGGCTTTGAAACATCAAATGGAGAAAGTAAAATTTAACAATAGTGTATGGTGGAAATTAGATTTAGGAAATAGAATGCCAAAATACGCAAAATCATGGTATAAAACAATAAAACTTGCTCAAAATGACTTTTCTAATGTCAATATATCTGATTTACTTGATCAGTTCAGAAGAGGAGCAATAAGTCAAAGTGATCTTGAACAAAAGATAAGAGAGAGGTATGCTGAATTTATAAAAAGCGGGCCTGTTAACAAAAATATATATGTTGAAAAGCTGAAGGCTTTTTTTAAGACACACTCCCAAATTATGGGAGGATCTGAAGAATTTGACTCTGCAGATGATGACTCTGCAGATGGTGAATACTCTAAGTTGGAGAGAATTAGATCTGCAATATCTGCTTTTATGAGCACGACGGGAAAAGAATATATGGATGAAAACGGAGAGGAACTAAAGGAGCCATTCAAGTCAATACTCCATAGATTCCTTATCCAAAATTATAATTATGATTTAGAGCTAGATGAGCTTATAGATTAAAATTTGTCTATAAGATCTCTTTGTATTCTTGTTCGGTAGAACCATGGAGTTGACATAACTTCACGTACAGAAGAAAAATTCTTTTCTATTTCTTTAATTTGCATCCTTAAAGAATCATTACTGTTCTCAAGATCTTTTATCTTTTCTCCATATTCTTTTTCCAATGCTTGTCTCGCACTATCTTTTGTTTCTTGTAGCTCTTTTTCTAGTTTGTTTATTTTGTCTAGGGATTCAGTCAGCAGTTTGCGACAATTGTCATTTATGCCGCTCCATGAATTTTCTATAAGTTTTTCTAATTCGCTTTTTACGGAATCTTTTTTTGTCTTCTTCATTCTGAAATTTCCATTTCTTTTTTGATAAAAATCATGGCATGTTTTATCTCGTCTAGTTCTTGGAGAGCTTTTCCATATACGGTGTCTCCTGGAGTCATTTTGTGTTCATCTTCATCATTAAATTTATTTGATTCTATAATGGAATATTTTTTTAATAGGTTTCTTACCTCATTGCTAAATAAGTTGCTTATACCTTCTGGTAGTGACTGATCTCTCATTGATTTCTCCATTTATTAATAAGTAATAGTGTTGTTATTGAAAGAAGGGACAAAAGAAATATGCATAAGAATTTATATATATATAATTTTTTGTTTATTTTTTTTATTGCCGCTTCTTTTCTTATGATTATATCCGCTGCCTCACTGTATATTGTCGGATATTCTCTTTCGATTTCTGAATTTTCTTTAATTATATTTGATATCATTTTATGTTTTTTGTTTAATTTGTTTATTATTTCAGTGTTCATAAATATATATCGTCTTTGATCTTATGATATTTGACGATAAAAATCCGCAGGATTAATTATCAATATTCAATAATATACATTGTAATTTAGGAGATATCCATAATGGGCAAATTTAATTTTAAAAAATATTCTAGTTTCGTTTCTCAACAGGAAAATTCACTTATTAAAGTCGCTGCTGTTGAAGATTATTTTATAAAAAATTTAGAGGTTCCCGGTACTGGCAAGACATTTAAAGAACTTTTTCAGGAAAAAGTACCTAATGAAACAGAGGAACAAAGAAACCTCAGGATGGATGGGCTTAAAAATAATGTCTCAGTTATAAAGAATAACAAAATATTTATAAGAGCTTTGACTGTAGCGGAACAAGAGTTAAAAGGTCAGTCTGGAAATATCTATAGACACATACAGGACATAAATAATAAATTATTTTCCATGGCTATGGAAAAATATTTTGTTGATTTTGAAAATGGCGCTATGAAAATGAAGTTTGACAATAATTGGTCTTCTCAGCAACAAAATTCAGCTATTTTAGAATGGAAGAATGGTCTTACTGAGGGTATGCGAGGTGGTGGCTTTGCAGGAAGAGGAGACTTTGTTTATTTGCTTGTTAGGTCAATGATTGGAGCCGTAAAAGGAAAAGAACAGTGGTATATTAAGGATGTTAGAAAATTTGATATGGGCAGAGTTGAGCTTTTTTTCCATGAGTGTGAAAATGACACATCTAAACTTAATAAATTCTCTAATTATGAGCAGTCCGGTGCTCAAGCGGTAGAAGGAGTTGTGCATTCTGATGAGATTCAAAATGAATCCGGTGGTATTTGTGGTTTTGTGAAAACTTCGTCCCCTGGCTGGTTTTATTTGTATGGCAAAGCAAGTAATCGTTGGTGCAACGAAAAATTTACAAAAGAAAATGGGCCTTTTCAGGGAGCTGAAAACCAGTCTTCTAAAAATCATGCACTTCTGTTTGCTGCCAGTCAAAGTACTGGATGGTGCACGGGTAACACATCAGCAGAACACTATTTATCTTTATCAATAAAATTTTATTTGTATTTTCCTCAGGGCCAAGCTTTAGATCAGTCTGGTCGTGTGAATCAGGCAGTTGTTGCTATAGTTCAGAAACCAAACGGTTCTTATCAAGAATGTGTGGGTCATCAAAATTCTCCTCCATGGGGTTATTTATCTCAAATTATTGATATTATGAGCAAAGATAACATAAAAGTTGAACCAGGATCAAAGTTTGGATACAGCGGCGGTGTAAATGGAGATGCGCCTTTCCAATGGTATAGAGACAACAAAGATAAAAGCCCTGGAGAAATATTTCCCAAAGTAGATTTTGTTTTAGATGCAGTTAAAAAGAAGATTGACTCATTTGACAATATAGTAGATCTTGCTTCTTCAGTAACATCTGGAGGATTTAAAGAAGATATTGTTAGAAGTAAAAGTGGAATGGAGTCAGCTGCAACTATTGGTATAATTCCAGAAATTCTAAAAAAACCTGGTGCAAAAGAAGATTATGCAGCTAGAGTTGAGTCTTATATCGAGGACATTGACCCAAAACTTCATGGTATTTTTAAAGATATATTAAGTAATATTTTTCCAGGTCTTGGTTCAATGTCGTCTGCAAAAGACAAGATTACTCAAAATTTTAGATCTTTGATTACTCAAAAGATACTTCCAGCAGAAGAGGAAGAATTGCTTTTTAGAGATGATAAAGAATCTACTCTTCGAGAGATAGTGGATCATTTTATATATAAGTGATTATTCATCTACCTAGAATATTTATACGATAGTTTGGCAAATAATGTTATCGTGCCACTAAGAATAACTGAAAAGCTAGTAGTCGATTCCAATTGCCCATCCATCGCTAAACCTTCCAGCTGTGATTGGATTTCCACCTATGTATATTTTTGCGGTTTCCAATGGAGATCCAGATTTTTCTAAAACTAATATTCTATTTGAGTTGTCTAGATCTATAAAAAGATTTCCAAAAAGAATCTTTTTTTCAGTGTCTGGAGAAGCTGAATTGAATGTTGTTGGTTCTTTTGCTGTATTTAAATAATAGTCAGTGTTGTTTGTTGTGCTTGTTTGTATGGGTATGCCTTTATATGTAGTTCTTATCCCTTGTCTTGATATATCATTGCTTTGTGAATTTTTATACACATGTATAGCCCTAAAATTATTGTACATTGAAGTAAGTATTGGCACTCCCGAGATAAAAGTTGGCGCATCCTCTGTTGGGCTTCCACTTACAGTCCTTATTATAGGCATATGGTTGTCTTCTTGATTTTTGGCAAACTTTATTTGTCCTAGTCCTCCAAAATTCGATATCTCTTCTGTTGCTCCATCTAGTGTATTGTTTATTTCATAGCTATAGGATATGTATGGACTCAAGGTTGACGATGCGGATTCCAATGAGTGTATGCTTCTTAGATTTGTCGATTGCACTTCTGATCTTTTTACTAAAAAAAACTGTATGTAGTTGCCGTAAACTTCTCTGTTTTGACAGTATTCATTGAATTTTGAAAGTACAGATGAAGATGTTGTAGTGTTTGTCACAGCAGATAATATTAAATCTCCTATGTCTGTTCCATTTAGAAGTTGATCGGCGTTGCCAATACCTCCAGACCATCCTACTCCAGCACATTCTCCTATTATTTCAGGGTCCGCCAGCGTACACACAGATGTCATTGATGTGTAGCTTAATTCTGCCTGATTGTACTCCCATATGTACAAATCAGTTGTCATTTGTGTGCCTGTTCCAGAAGTTGTTACATTTAATGAAGCCGATGTTACAGTTGCATATTTTGGCACAGAACTTATATCAAATTTGAAAAATGGTCTTCTGTAAGTGGTAGAACCCTTATTAAAACCATATCCTACGAGTAAAGTAATGGAAGTATTTCCTACCGGTGCAATAGCAAGTCCATCTAAAAAGGCATCATCATAGGCATAAAGATTAGGAGCAGTTGGCATTACTTTTTCTTTTTCTTACTTGATGTTGTTCTCCATCCTCCGCCATGCTGCTTGTACCATCTTGCAGCCCAGCCATTTGCGTAGGCACTAGGATATACATCAAACTTTTTTCTGGCAAGAGACTTTGCTCTTGACCACAAAGATGGATTTGTTGGTTTTGCTTTTTGCTTACCCCTTGGTTTTTTTGATCCCTTTTTTGCTGCTTCTTTTTCCATAAAGGACTCGTAATTAAGAGCGTATTTCTCTACATCGTGCATAGGAGTTTTTGTATACATGTCATGGTATGGACAGTAGTACTCTCCTTGTTTAGGATCATAGTAATAAGCCATTCCGCTTTTTCCCACGAATGGGCCCTCAAGTCCTGACCTTGGTCTGAATTCTTGGCCTTTGGAATCAATTACAAGTTTCGGATTTCCTTGTGAGTCAAATTGTCCCATTTCTTTTTTGGGGTCTTCAGTTTGGGCGGTCTTTTTCATTCCGCCCATTTTTTCCATAAAAGATTTCCAATTTATTAGGTTTGGTGTGTTATTTTGCATTTTTTCCTTTTATTTTTTCTTTTTCTTTGTAAACGTTCTGACAAAATTAGGAGATCTTGCCTTACCGGAATTATCTGATTTATTTTCGACTTTTCTTTTTCTGGAGCATGCAGATTGCCTTTGGCTTTCCGACATGGACTTTGCACTGGATCTCGGTCTGCATTTTGGGTAAGCTCCTGAGTCAGCGTTAGATCTTCCACACGGAGGGAATGAGCCGTCTTTGTTTTTGCGGCATATGTTCACCCAGTCTCCTTTTTTTCCCTTGCCAAACCATTCATTTAAAGATGCTGTTTTGTACCAGTTCATAATATTTAATTATTAATCCTAGGGAAATATCCTGTATTGCTATTTTTATTTTTTAAAGAGAGGATATGCTGGCTAAAATAAAATAATCAAAACATTAGAGTAGTTTGGAATATAGACGATATAGACTCGGATCTTGTTCGTATGATGAATGTGAATGATTTTCAAATTGACAAGTTAATACAAGGGCTCGAAAAGGTATCGATTGGAGGTTGAAACTTAAGATTGCACGCCGTGGTTGGTCGAATGGCCACGAAAAAAATCGATCAAAAAGTAACTGACAACTATCAGTTCAATTCATACAGAATTGGGTTTACCCAGTTCCGTCTCGCAGCCTAATTCGCTGCAAAGCATCTCCTGACTCCTGCTGGTGGCAGATGCACATAATAGCAGGATATTCAAACGAGTGTGTTACGAGCGAGTTTGAAGAAATATTCGTAAGAGCTGCCCGTATCTTGCTTGTGAGTATCGGGTTGCATTAATCACAGGATAAGCGTGTAGACATCTGAGCGTATGCCTAACAACACGGGGGTTCGACTCCCCCCGAGTCCACATGAGGATGTAACTCAATGGCAGAGTTCTACCCTTCCAAGGTAGATGTTGCGGGTTCGACTCCCGTCATCCTCTTTTGCGTAGTTAAGTATCACGTCTACTTCCGTGAAGACTTATATGGATTAGGCTTTCTAGAGGCTGGAATTGAGAATGGGTGCAAGTCCCTCGCTACGCTTTTCGCTCCCTTAACTCAGCGGCTAGAGTGTCGCCTTTACACGGCGGAAGTCACTGGTTCGAATCCAGTAGGGTGCATTGCCACTTTAGCTCAACGGCAGAGCAGTGCTTTTGTAAAGCACAGGTTGCGGGTTCGAATCCAGTAAGTGGCTTTTGGTCGGGTACTCAAATGGCTAAGAGAATGGATTGCAAATCCATTATGTGCTGGTTCGAATCCAGTCCCGATCTTTAGGCGAGAATACTCAAGCGGCCAACGAGGGCAGACTGTAAATCTGCTGACTTTAGTCTACGGGGGTTCGAATCCCTCTTCTCGCATTGCCGATATATGATAGATTCCTCTGTAGCTCAGCTGGTAGAGCAGGGAGCTGTTAACTCCCGGGTCACTGGTTCAAATCCAGTCGGAGGAGTTTTGGCACTGTAGCCCAATGGCAGAGGCGTTTGATTCAAAATCAAAATAGTGTCGGTTCGAGTCCGACCAGTGCTACTAAAATGCCGATATAGATTGGTGTATAACGTGTTGAGGACAATATGAGTGATAGAATTAAACTTTACAATTGGGATCTTTTAACGGCCATAAGGCCAAGGAGAATAAAAATGTTTAGATCTTTAAATTATATTGAGCTGTCTGTTGGTCTTGCGGTTATTTCGCTTGTTGCTTGGTTTTCAACTGGTAATGCTGAGGTATTTTTAACTATTTTTGGACTTGCCTATTTTCTTTCTATGGCTCACGCTTGGAAGGTTTCAATGGATAGTGTCAAGGATTCCAATCACAGAGATCATTCCGAAGTAATTAATAGGTTATGGGATCTTGAAGATAAGTACGAAAAGTGCTCAGGCAGTAAATGCATGGAGACTAGAGAGAAAGTTACTATCACAAGCAAGGCAGATTTCTGAAAAATGGAAGAAATCATTTCTGAAGGTCTTACGATAAGATCTGAGGATGCATGTGAAGGAGCATCCGTCAACGATGTAGAGGAGATAATCGGTGACGGATGCTTTCTTCATATGCATTTTGTTTCAGATCAACAGATAGATATGGTTCTTGCTGATTCTGCAAATACAAATCAGTATTCTTTTTCAATAAAACCAAAATTTGACGAAGATAAATGTAGAATATTTTTGTCATGTGACGGTTCTGTCGATAAGTCTTGTGATCATTTGATAAGAGAAATAGGAAAAGATGTAATAGAAGAGAATAAGTCATTGAAAAAAAGAATTGAGTATCTTGAAAAAAGCATGAAAAGCATAGATATTGAATTGAGGCTTGAGCGTGCAACAAAAACACTTAAAATTAATGAGCTTCTTGACAAGATAAATTCGCTTGAGAAACATAAGATTGTAAACAGTTAAAAAGGATAGATGGCCGAGTGGTTTAAGGCTGCGGTTTACTAAACCGCCGTAGGCTCCAGAAGCTTACCGGGGGTTCGAATCCCTCTCTATCCGTTAATGGACAGGTGTCCGAGTGGTTGAAGGAGCAGCATTGGAAATGCTGTTTACGGGAAACCGTAACGTGGGTTCGAATCCCACCTTGTCCGTTTATTGGAGGTTTGATATGTCAGTTTATGAATCAGAAGAATGGAAATTACATCTTCAAAAATTTGTCAATCTAATTAAAAATGAAAGATTTGACGTTGATTCATATATTATGGACATAGTAACATGGCTAAGCAATCCCAAATTAAAAAGATTTGAGCCTTATTGTGCTCTTTATAGAAATGCATTGGATGCTGACAAGGATGGCAAATTTGCTAAACCATCATTATGGGAAGATAGATTTATAAAGATAGAAAAGATACATGATGCTTGCATGTATTATGGTAGTCCGTGGGCTCGTGTAATTAGCTCTGAGACTATCGCTCACAGATGGTTTGATTTTGATTTTCATCTTGGTATGAGTGAATATAGAAATAAGTGGATTCTTGGATATGATACTTCTTATGATATTTCATTGAAGCTTTTCCCATATGATAAGAGGTATTTAAAATTTTTAGACTCATCACTTTATTGGAAAGCAAATGCTTTTTATAAAATTGGAGATCAAGAAAAAGCTAAGAAAATATTTTGTAAAATTGCAAATCGTGAGGGAAAGAGATATGGTCTGAGCGCTGCATTTTTGCGCAAAATAAAAGTTTCAGACGAAATATGTAGGGGTGTGAGAGATATATTTCATATAAATAAGGACGGTAATGATCATGAACTATGAAGATTTTGATGACGATGATTTTTATAATTTTTATTATGAAGAAAAGCGCAGCTTTGATGGTAGTAAAATTTTAAAATATTTTATACTATTTATGTATTTTGTTGGGATATTGTTTTTATTATATATTGGTATTTTGGCTGCAGGATACCAGTTATCTTAATTCGTAATTATTTATACAATGTATATTACACAATTGTTACAAATACACAATCAAATAAAGATACTTCACTGGCAGACATCTTCTTATGCAGAGCATAAAGCTCTTGGAAATCTTTACGGGGACATGGATGACCTTATTGATAATTTTGTAGAGGTCAGAAGTGGGCAATATGGAATAAGTAAAGCTAAAAATAATTTTAGTATTTCTATGGAAAACATAGAAAAATGCAATCCTAAAAAATGCATAGAAGAAGGCATATCAGTTCTTAAACAGATATATAATTCTGTATCAGAAGAAGATACAGAATTGAAGAACATACTGGATGAAATGATTGCTGCTATGAGAAAAACTAGATATCTTCTTGAGCTTAAATAGAGTCGTAACTATTGGGTTTTATTCCCCATTTTTTCAAATCTTTTTCATATTTTTGATTTGCGGAAAAAACTGTTGGAAAGTGCTTAACAATGCGCCTAGCTTCTAGGCGTATTTTCTTTGGAACTCTAGGAGATTTCTTTGGGTCCATAAGATCATAAAGAAATCTTCTTGCCGAGTTTATGCTGTTATACTCTTCATGTGGCATGGTCATGTTGGTAGTCTCCAGATTTTTGACATCAGCAACTTTATATTGTATATCTTCCTAGTCAAATAAAATTTTTTAATTTTTAGCCATTTTTTTATGCTGTTGTTCACCATAGTATTGATTCATGTATTTTCTGCTTGAAGCTTTTATTGTTCTTAGGTCAACTTCGACATTATGTTTTTTAAGTAATCTTACTGCTGTATATTCAGCTGCTTTTTCGTGCTGATATTCCGATGCATGTAACCAAAATTTTCTTCTTTTTAACCATTGAAGGAAATGAGCGTATTCGTGTGCTAGTGTGTGCACCCATACAGTTTCTCCTGATCCTTTTGCTACTTTTATTTCTCCATCTCTAAAACTGTAGCCGCTTCCCTTTGTTTTTTTTCTCCATGGTTCCCAAAAATATCCAAAGCATCTCTCTCCATCATTAGCATTTAATTTTTTTCCTGAAGTAAATGTCACCGTTACTCCATATTCGGAGCAGTGATCTCTTATATGATTTACGAATTTTTTTATTGATTCTTTACTGGTTAATCTGTAGTTTACTTTTGCCATTCATCACCCTCCAACTACATATTTCTCGGCATGATGACTTTCCCCTTTTAAAATTGTGAATAATATAAATCTTTATTTATTAAGGATATATAAAATAATATTGGTAGATAAATATAGTATGAATTGGTTTAAAATATCTCAATCACAACAATCTGAAATAACATATGTTGTTCAAAAGGGAGATACTCTATCTGGTATTTCTAAAAAATTATTAAATAATGTTAACAGGTGGCCAGAGATACAGGCTTTAAACAACATTAAAGATCCCAGCATAATTAAACCTGGTCAAATACTAAAAATACCTTCCGTCAATTTGGAAGAGATATCAAAGCCCGTTCAGAAAACCCCAATTGTTTCTCAATCTGGGGTCCTTGAGGCTCTTAAAAAAGAAATATCAAGAACAGAGGGTAACTATGGTGCTTATAACAGGGGCAAAGCTGGAGACACAACTGTCCCCCAAATAGACATAACTAAACTTACAATTGGTCAAATTATGCAAATGCAGGCAAATCGAAAAATGTTCGCTGTGGGAAAATATCAGATGATACCTGCTACCTTAAAAGAAGCCATAAATAATAAAAAAATAGGACTAAAAGAAAGCGATGTATTTAGTCCTCAAAACCAAGAAAAGCTATTCATGTATTTGCTGTACAAGAGACCCTCTCTGATGTCTTATATTGAAGGCAAAAGCGACGATATTGATGCCGCAGTGAACGATTTGGCTAAAGAATTCGCTTCTCTACCCACAACTTCAGGAAAAGGTTACTATGATGGAGACAGTGCTGGCAATAAGGCATCTGGTGGTAAAGAAAGAGTAGATAAAATAAAAGAAATATTAAAAAATTTAAGGTCATCTTTATCTAGTTCTGGAGGTGTACAGAATGCAGGCAAGACCAAATAAAAATAGAAGAGGCAGGCAGTCTGAAAAATACATATATGTGCCTTATTTGAACGATTCTAACTGCGTTACCAAGTTGCTCCTTACCGAAAAAGAATTTTTGAACGCAAAATCAAGAGCAGAAAAAAATCCCGAAGACACTTACGGAGATGTTATTGCTTTTCAGGTAATAGAAAATATAGTATCTGAAAAAATAACAGAAGTTAAAAAAGAAAATTTTGAATAACTTATAAAAATATAGCAATAGATCCTCCATTTAAGTAAATATATTTTGCCATGCAAGTGTGTGCTATGTCATTTAAAAAAAATCTAGATCAAGAAAATAAAACCGATAAATATTTGGTTTTTAAAGGAGAAAAATATGGCAAGCACAAGCAAGGGTTTTAATTCTAAAACAAAGAGACACAAAAAATACGAAGCTATGATAAAAAAATCAAGAAGAGTAATGGATATGAAGAGGAAGCAAAAAAAATAATAAAAAAGACCGGTTTATCCGGTCTTTTTTATTTGTCAATTATTTGGTGTTTCTTTTTTTGGTTTTTGAGGCTCTAGCGTTCCGTCGTCATCGTAACCATCATCATCTTTGTCCTCTTCGCATTCAGCTGGTTTTTTCACCAGATGCCTCCAGGCTGCCATCATTGCTATGATGGCAATTGGAATATACCATATTACCCATCCGTATGATGGCTGCATTGGTCCAGGTTGAGATATGTGGTCCTTTAATTGTAGCATTACAACATTGTCGCTAGTATTGTCCGGAACTATTATTGGCTCGGTAGTATTGCATCCAGCAATAAGTAGAAGGGACATTATAAATAATTTTGCTTTCATTTTTCGCTCCTCATTATGACTTGTTGCTGGCTGCTGCTGTTCCGAAGTAGAAGCCTACTATACTGAGTAGTATTTGTCTGTTTTCAGATGCCCAGAAAAATCCGTTAATTTCAACGAAAGCTTTCTTGCTAGTCTCTGGTATTAATCCAAAAATTCCCTCTGGATTTTTCACATCTACTTCTATAAAAGTTGGTACTCCAAAGAATGGAAGTATAAATGGTGCAGCAAAAGCACCAAACAAAACAGTTAAAACAATTACCTGTCTAACTGTTCTTCCTGAATCTATAGAAACTCTTTGTACAGCTTTGTCTTGATTGTCAGTGGTCTGTTTGTTTGCCTGTATGAGTTGCTGAAACATTTCTTTTTGGTCTTGGCTTTTTTGAGCCATGTACTTAAAAAGAAACCCAGTCACTCCTCCACCGATCATGCTAATTAGTTCTGTTGGTATCATTGTAACCTCGCTTTGTCTTTTGGACCTTAATTTAATTAATCTTAAAGACATGAAATACCTTTTTATAAAAATAATCATGTTTTTAATATTTTTTTAACAATACTGGCTTGTTTTTGGCGTTTTTGAGCATACAATACGGATATGCCAAATCCAAAAGGATCAACTTATGAAGTGGGCAAGAAGCTTCCCTTTAATATTTTTGCCTTCCGTGTATCGGTTTCACTTGAAAGATCAAGTGAACTTGAATCTATTGTTAAAAAAATACATCATAGTAGAAGAAACTGCATGAAATCTTTTGTTTCCGACGATAATTATTCGCATCTTCATTTTAGATGTTGTGGTTCTGAAAAAAGAAAGCGCATTATTGAAGAGATTTCCATTGCAGGACTTAAGAATTTTTTTATTACAAATTCTTTTGATGGTATTATTTTTGATGATATTCAATAAAGGTTTGACTTTTTTTTCATAATATAAATTAATATGTTTTTCAATTGGTATAAGACTGCACAGATAAAGTCTACAATGATTCATTCTTTGGATCCGGCAGATTTTCCTGTTAGAATATTTTTTTCACATAAAGCCAACAAAGATTTGGAATCTATGGATAAAACAAGAAAACAAGCTATTATGGATTCTATTAAAAACTGGCCTCACAATGTAGGTTCATTTACTCTGACAAAAAATCTTCACAAGTTAGAAGTTTCATATCTCAATAAGCCAAGAGTGATGTATTTTCAGTGCAAAGAAAATGAAGACATCGTAATGTATATTTACAGATGCTTCCCAACTCATGCAGAGTACAACAAGGCTCTTCCTTCTCTGGCCAATATTCCAAATTTTTGCGTTGATAAAAACGGAGAAAAAAATCCTCAACTTTTGTCTTTGTTTGACAGGACACCTTGGTATGAAAACAAAAAAGATAAAAAACAAAAGATAAACATACAGATATATCCTGTGTTTGATTTTGCCTTAATTTGTTATCATAAATTCAAACTTGGTGGACAAAAAGGTCTAGAAGAAGTTTTGGAAGAATTAAAAAATTTAGACGAAAACAAAATTTATGATTTGATAAATGAGATTGAAAAAATTAATTCTAGCGATAAGTCTTTTGAAAATTTTATAAAAAATATACTGAAAAATAAAATATTCAAAATATGGGACAGTAAAATGTCTAATTTGTGAACCAGCAATGGTATTCTGTTTTGTTCTTGACGATATAGTCTGGGATAAAACACATGAGAAAAGAACTTCAAGATCGTCTTTACGTAAATTATCCTGAAATATTTCAGGATAGGGATGGGGACATGAAAGATACTCTTATGTGTTGGGGCATCTGCTGTGGAGACGGTTGGTATTTTTTGATTAACAATCTTTGCAAGTCAATAAAAAAATATGTTGACTGGAAAAAAAGAATTGCGAAACCAGGAGAAGATCAAAGCAATCTCTCTGTCGTCGCAGAACAAGTTAAGGAAAAATATGGTTCTTTACGATTTTACATTCGTGGAGGTGATGATTATGTTAATGGTCTTATTGCTATGGCTGAATCTATTAGTAAAAACACATGTGAATATACTGGAAACTTTGGTGTAATTAGAGGAAGTACATGGCTGTCTTGTACTTCTTTTGATAACATGAAAAGAAAAGCCACTCAGGAAGAGATTGATTTTGTTTACAACCAGGTTTTGGAAATGGAAAAGACATCTAAAGAAGAAATTTTGCCATAAGGAGCAAAAATGCTTGAATCTTTTTGGAAAAAAATTAATCTTGGACCAAGAGTTAAGAAGACACCAAGAATTCTCACAAGAGATCAGCTATTTGCTATATCTAGAGAATTTCAAATTAGAGAAATAATTAGAAAAAATGAAACAATAAACGAAAACGATAATTTTAATAGCAAAATATGGAAAAACAAGATATAAAAAAAATAGAAGAGCTTTTCTATATTTTTGGAGATGTCTCTAAAAATATTGGAAGAATAGAGACTGACGGCAAAGAAGGCAACATGAAAAAGTATGAAAGACTATGCAAAGATAGAGAGTCTGTAATTTCAGAATTTTCTCAAATAATAAAAAAAAGCATTTAAATGAAAACAATAATAGCTGGATCAAGAACAATCAAGGATGGAGATCTTATAGATCAGGCTGTTAGCGAATCCGGTTTTACTATTTCAAAGGTCCTGTGCGGTGGAGCAAAGGGTGCTGACATTCTTGGTAGAAACTATGCAAAATCAAAAGGCATACCAGTGCTCGAGTTTCCCGCCGACTGGGGAAAGTTTGGTAATGCTGCTGGTATTATAAGAAATGTTGCTATGGCGAACAATGCAGATGCTCTTGTGGCCATATGGGATGGAAAGTCAAGAGGAACTCGTCACATGATAGACGAGGCAAAAAAAAGAAATCTAAAAGTGTATGTGAAAATTATAGAAAAGGAGGTTGTTAATTGAAAAAGATATCCAAAAAAGAAGATAAGGTCAACGGTTTTGTTCTTGCTTTTTTAATTGCTTCATTGGTTTTCCTTTCATTTACTGTCGGAAGGTTTTACGAATACGAATATCACACCAAGACCTGGATGGTAAAATATAGAATGGCAAAAATTACGCCTAATTTTGATCAGGATTCCAAATGAATTCTGATGATATAAAAAAAAGCAAAGAGTTTACTTCTCTTATTAAAGAGAATCAGAGGATGAGGGAGTCTATTGCCAACGCAGTAGTCCTAATGTTTGATTATGACGGTCATTACAACGAAAAAACAGGTAAGGGCAGCATACAGGGCCTTGCTTCTCTAATGAATGAAATTGCATCAAATTTAAAATGCCTTCTTGAGTCTCCATCCGAATTTAAAAAGAGCGGATGGAATTATAGAATTATGAAAAGAAAAGTAGGTGATGAAGAAGTGTATTCAATACACGAGGTATACTACGATGAAGTCGGTGATGACAGTACAATAACTAATTTTACTGAGTCTCCAGTAAATATTGAATCTGATTCATTTTTAGGAATAAGAAACACAATATCTGCACTTTCTATGGCCACAGACGAAAAGTATGTTCTTGATTACGATAAGCTTGTAAAAAGATTGAGAGCTAAGAAAAATGTCAGAAGAAGAAAATAATAAAAAAGACAATTTATTAAAAATTCTTACGGAAATAGGTGAAATTCAGCAGGGTGTAATGGAGCAATATGCCAATGACGCTGATAATTATTGGAATTCTCTTACGTATGAACAAAAGTTAATGTGCTTTTTTGCTGTTACAAAGAAGATACACCAGGGTGATTGCTTGGAGAATCGTTCTTACAGGGGTGTCATATATGATATTTTTGGATTCGATATGGACGCATATGGACTAGGTATGTATTCAGGTTATTTTGAAATTCACAATAGAATTCTTTCAAAGGAAGATATGTTAAAGTTTGAAAAAATAGAATCCATGATGGATTCGGATTGTTTTAAAAATTTTATGGATTTCATTTCGGATGTAGGGAAAAAAGACAATTAAAATTAAAATAATTATTTTATAATTTATTGTTTGAAATTGGGCGACGAATAGTTAGCCCAATTATTTTTTATAAAGGTAAGTTTTATTTATTTACAGTATTTATTATTATGAATTTAATGGTTCACAACTGGCTAAAAAGAGCTATGGCTGGACAATTGAGTATGGAGGCATACGCAAAAACAGTCAAAGACAAAGATCATCAAATGATGATTATTCATGGCGACAAGCACATAGGCAAAGAAGTTGGTCTTGTGTTGGCGGCACAGAATCCATACCTTCATGAAGAAGTTCAGGAGTATGTGTACGAAATAACTAAGCCTTACATCAAAAGCGACACTTACTCAGGTTACACTGTTTCTTGTAAGGAAGAAAGCAGTATTGGCATTTTAACTGCCATGTCAGATAATCCCATTATGTCTAAAGAAATTATTTCTAAATTGGTTGATGATTTGGAGTTGATATTTGATGAGGTAAATAAAACTCCCCTAAGATCATATAACTATGACAGGCATGATTTAATATTGAAAATTTATTCAAAATATGGTGAATTTTTAAAAAATGCTTCCTCCAAGCATAATGTTACAAAAAAATCACAAAATAAAATAATAAATATTGCATCTTCCTTTAGTCAAATTTCAGGCTCACAACATTATTACGGATATGATTATCAGAGAAAGGAAATTGCTACTATTGGTGATGATTTGATGTCTTCTTTAGTAAGTAATCGTTTTATAAATGTTGATGAAAGACTTGAAATTACAAACCAGCACTTGAATCCTCAGGTTGTATCAAGTTTTGTCAAAAGTGAGGGTGTTGGAGCCAGTCATGTTGCTGGTATTATTTCAGGAAGTATTTCAAAAACCGATGGTATCAATGATGCTCAAATTGATAATCGCTTAAAAGCAATGATAGGAATGGTTGAATCGGTAAATTTTGAGGACGAAAAGATAGAAAAGCTTTTTTTCTCTCAACAATTTATTGATTTTTTTAATAAAATAAATTCTCTTCGTCAATACCATAGTTCTCCTGGACACAGGGATTATGAAGAATTTCAAGGGTATAAATATTATGTTTTAAACGCAATGGCAAAAAGAGCCAAAACCGAGGAAGCAAGAGTTAATTTTTTCAAAATTATTTTAAATGATGCAGGTGATAATATTTATAAATACCGTTTAATTCACGATCTTTTAAAATTAGTCATGGATACAGGGAGAATATCAGAAGAGTTTGTGGATTTGCTTTTTAAAAGTATGGGTAAATTAAGTGCGTTTCAGCATTTGCATACAGCATGCAGCAACAATTTTCATTTATTTAAATACGTATTTGATAAATATGTTATTAAAGAAGAAATATTTGAAACATCAACACTTTCTATGAACATTAATAGGTGGATTAAATGTTGCATAGATAGAGGAATAAACTGTGAATCCCAGTCTTCTCTTTTAGATTCCTGGATATTGAAGCACAGAGAATTACTTAATAATGAGTCCCGTAGTTGGAATATTCAGAATATTTTGTTTTTTCCTTCAGACAACAATTATCCGCTTTTGTTTCTTGATTCAAAAAATAAAAAATGTCCTGAAGTAGTTAGAAAAATAATTTCAATTGGTGGAGGCTCTTTTAGAAATAGATTCATTATTAAAAGACTGAGTGAAGTGAGATCAATGATTTCTCGTGGCACATGGCAAAAGGATTCTTTATGAGAAAGCCCAAACCCACTAACTGGATCAAAAGGGCAAATCGTTTTGTGCCTTTTGAGTTTTTTAGTGCAAATCCTGATGACTACAAGAAGTACATAAAAAATCCAGACTGTCCTCCTCCTATGCTTACCGCCGCGTGGGAAGATGTTAAGTCAGGAATGGAAGATATTAAAATCAATATGGCCAGTATAGCTGCTGATGGCGAACTTGGCAGTCGTTGCAAGAGCATAGAAGATACTATTATTAGTATTACTATTAATCCCAACACTCCCGAAGATATCATCTTTGAAATGACAGAAATTAACTGGCAAGCTTTCAAGTTTAGATGTCAAAACATGGAATGGAAGAAAATTACTCGCGAACTTATTAATACAAATTCATACGAAAATTTAGTAAAAATTTTTGAAAATGCTAATAAAAAATTGAGTAGTTATGATGAAAAATCAAATTTTACTGCTTATATTCATGATTCTATTTACGCATTAAATGTAATTAGAATGATCATGCATAGAACGACATATTATTCTCGCACAGACGCAGTAGACAGAATGTATGATTGGGAACCGGTTAACACTTTTATCGAATATGTTAAAGACAAACAATTAAATATAATTAAAAATTTTGTTGATTTTTTTGAAAGAACTTTTATTTCACACGATAAGGAAATTCAAAAAGAATTATATAATATTGCTATTTTGGGTGCGGGAGAGGATTATTCTTCAAAAGCTTTTGTTTCCCAAATATGGGAAATTATGTTTATGATGCATGCTAGGGCTGAGAGTGGTACTGCTTATGGTTATGGAATTAATTATAAAACTACTAAAAAGTGCGCTGAGTTAACCAGAAAAATGGCGTCCGCTGGTATTATTGATAATTCCTCTACTTTTTCGATGTATAGGCATCGATTATATGATGTGAAGAATATTCTTGGCATGCCACTTGTGCACAAGTACAATGATCCTTATTAGCACTCTCCATTCATGGATAAACCATAATAATAATTACCATATTACCATATTATATTATTATATTATTATATTATTATATTGTCATGCCGTATGTCGTATGGGGCCGTTTTTGGTCCTCTCCCCCTGCCTCTCCCCCCCCTAGGTGTGTCTCCCCTCATTTTGACGGATCTTTTGTTTTGAGGGCGTGTAGAAGTTGCATCCCGGGAATAGACTAGTACGGGTGTCTGCGCTTTTTTGTCGATAGAGTGTTGTTGTGGTTGTATGGTGTTTTCGGGGTGTACCTGTACCTGAGGAGTGTCGATCCATGAGTGGAGAGTGCGATGTATGCGGTGGCAGGGGTTGCGTGGATAGGAGTCACTGCGCGTGGGCTGACCGTATGCGTTCTTTGGAGTCTCGTGTTGACGTGCTGAGCGAGGGGATGTGGAGGGCGTTACGTGAGCGTGACGAGGCTAGGCGTGAGTACTGTGCGTTGTACTCGGACTTTTACCGTGGTGAGGGTGAGCCGCCCCATCCCCGTGAGGTTGCGGACGGCAAGGGTTGGGACTGTTTTAGGGATGCCAATTCATGAGCCACGATCCGATTCCTTTTGTGGGCGACAATATGAAGGAAACTACGAATGATTGAACCAACAGAAGGTGAAATTGTTGATGTACTGAACAACTACCTCAACAGCGGTAACCGAGATACATTTCATCAGATTTTGATTGGTCGTGCCATCAAGGAGATCGAACGGCTTCGCAAGGAGCGTGACGAAGCATTGTTGGAGAAGGGTCGCATTATGAATGAAATTGATTGTCGTATCGAACATGGTGCAGATAGTAACCGTCATCTTGAAGCAATTCGTAATCTGTTTTCAAAGAAAGCAAAGATGGCCAGACTGGATGAATTGAGAGAGATGGGACTACTATGAATATTTACAATGGAATTTTAACTCTATGTGTTTCTTCGTGCTTTGCAAACGCAAGCGTCACTCTTGTTGATTTTGAAATTGATCCTAATGCAGACGCTCCATATTATGATGATGTAGGATTTCTTGAGGATTATCAAGGTCTTCGATTTCAATGTTTGGAAAATGGTGTACCTGATGTTCATTCCCCCTCACAATGGAATAGTTCTGGGTGGGGTTACTATGAACGGGGGGCATGGGGGTCTATTCCCGGTGGTCCTATCCCCGGAGCGGGTGTTGGTGTGATTGGAGATAGAGCAGCATTTACTCCCTTTTACTCTAACTGGTGGCACAATCCAGTGAATACCAGATGGTCAATCAGTAGAGTTAATGGTGGAGATTGGCATTTCTTTGGTGCTTGGTTCACAGCCATGTGGAATCCGGGAAACATTCGTGTTCAAGGAATCAAGGACGGTCAAACTGTATTTGATTATTCACAAAGCATTTCAAGCGAGTATCGTTCTTGGCTAAGTTATGGAGCAGGGTATGAAATTGATACTCTGTTGATTTGGAATAATATTTCAGGTCAATTTGATGATCGCAAGCATTTCATAATGGACAATTTCTACTACATGGAAGCTGTTCCTGCTCCCGGAGCATTTGCGCTTGGGATGGTTAGTTTTGTGTTTGGAACAAGTCGTAGGAGAAAGTAATGACCGAATATTTACTATTTGTTTCTGTGTTTGAACTTCTAGTTATTGTTTGGTTGTTAATTGACAATTACAAAATGTTTTGCGAATTGAGGAAGAATGGACAGAAAGATGCTTGACAAACTTGAGGAGTTGTTCTATAATTTCGGTGAAACATCTAAACACATTGGTCGTGTGTAGACTGATGGTGTCGCACAGAGCAAGGGGTGGGACTGCTTCAAGGAGACACTCTCATGATGACTGAGATTACACCTGGTTCTGAAGACGATACGAAAGGCGAGTTTTACCATATTCTTCTTGATGCACGCAGTTTGCGTACCGCTGCGGACGCGGTTGACGTTACGATGCCCAAGTGGATGGGGGAGGCCATGCGTCGGACAGCAACTGAAGTTGAGGAGGATGGTTGGCATGATTCAACTTATGCGCATTGAGCATGAATTTAGACCGGAGGGGCCTTCGGCCCCTCCGGAAAACAGTGCGAAGTAGGCCTGTCTCTTGCCCCCGAAAAAATTAATTCTTTTTGCCCCTCTCCGGAGGGGTTTTTTATTACAATTTGAGTAGACGATAAAGATATTTTACAGGATAGTTCCTTTAAATTATTTAATTATTTCTATGAAATCCAATTGGTACAAGAAGTCTGGGAGTGGTTTTTGGGGCAAATTGTTCCGGGGGGATAAGCGGGTTATGTCCTCGGAGGAGCGCATTGCATTTCTCCGTAGCATTAGTGGTAAATTTGACGAGTTCCGTGGTGGGCATGATCCTGTTGCTTATGAAAAAGCCAAGGCTTTGGTAGAGGACCCGCAGACAGGCGTTGATGTCCTTGAGCTTATTTTAGAAGATGGTAGACTTCCTGAAACCATAAAGTTATTTATTTTTGGTAACCCGAACATGGACGAAGATCTTCTCGAGAAATTGATTGATAGTCCTCATCAAGTATTTTATACTCGTGCAGCCTTTTCACCAAAGGCTACCGACAAAATTTTCAATAAAATAATGCATCGTTGGATGAGAAGTCCTACCTCCGAGGACTTTGACTCAAATTACTGGAGAATTAAGTATGCAGTAATGAATCCTGTTGCTCCAACTTGGTTTTTGGCATTTGTGGCAAGATCAGTAAAATTGGTCCACCTTCTGGTTGAAGCTGTTAAAGATAATCATCTTAGATTAGAAAACATGTCTTATGATGTATTGTTTGGTGTGGTAACGAATAGAGATCGAAAATTTGTAGAGGAATCAAAAGAATTTAAAGACCGTTGCCTTTCTTTGATTAAAGATCGGGCCATTGAAGGGATAAGTAAAGGTACGGTTTCTTATGACAATGCTGACTTTAACCGTATCAACAAGATGATGAATGAAACGGCTGAGCATGGGGGTAATGTTAGGCATTCTCTTATGGGAGTCCGGGCAGAAAATACCAAAGAAAGAGAAGAGTATTTGTCTGAATTGACTTCAGTTGCCGTAAATCCAAACACTCCTGAAAAAGTGCTTCTTATGATGATAGAAAACTCTTTACATCGTAATATAATTACTTCACATACATATTTTCCTAAATTGATTGGGATGAATAACGGTGCTTCTCCTGCAGTTTTAAAATCATTAATTACTTTTGATGAACGGGGCCCCGTGATAAATGGATTAGATGCCATAGAAGAAAATGCAGATTTGAAAAGATTGGTTTTTAGCCATCCTAATTTTACACGTGAATTATACGATGTGGCGCTTAAATCAATTTTTGAAAATCCTAGAACACAAATTCCGCATGTTGTGGCACGCTTATTGGCTGACTCTAAGTTTACAACTAAAAAAGAAATAGAATATATTTTGTATAAGTTAGAAGAAATGATATCCGGAGATTATATTTACTCCAACGACGTAATGGTACAAGGGGTGGCAACGCCTTTTGTAAACAAATTTATTCATGATTCTAAGCTTATGGGTATTTTTAATGATTTATTTAAAAAAGGTATGGATAGGCATGTAAGGTGGGGGGCATACAGTGAATCCCTTATTGTAAAAAGATTACGATGGGTTAAGAGTAAGTTTTCAGGAACTCCCAAGGCAGCAATGGTTGTAGAGTGGGATATGAAATTATGAAGATTAACTGGTACAAGACATCACAGAGTCAAGGGAATTGCAAAATGACACTTGACCATTTTAAGCAATTGGGCGAACAGTTGGGCAGACAAAATAGTTTTCTTTTTAATACTAAGGGATACCAGGAATCTCTACTTGAATGGTCGCGCTGCATGCGCTCTGCCCTTGATCCAAGCACAACAGGCGAATATAGAGTGCCAAATCCAGGAGACATGGAAGGGTTGATGATAAGTATTGCTAAGGGTGAAAAAGTCGTGGATATACCTGAGACTCTCCAGAACATATCCAGATGGTATGGCTCTGCTTGTATGGCTTACCTTTCTGGGGTGTTAAAATTATTTAAGGGGCGGTTTCCAATGGAAAATTTAAAATCACTGAGGAGCGGAATGTGGGCTGAAAGGTTACCATTCTGGCTTGCTGACAAGGAATCTTTGGAGCGGGTCCTTGAATTTACAAAAACTTCTGAATATAATTCTGCCATAGTTGCTGGGTCTTGGGTCTACGGTGTCATGAACAATCCCAACTCTCCGCATGAGTTGCAGAAAAAAATATTTGATGACATGGTAAAAAATAAAAATTTGATTATGGCGACAAGCACACAAGACTCTCATTCGGCTGAAGTTGCGGTTGGATTAATGTGCAACCCAAATGGGAACCAAGATGTGATGAAATCCATGTTATCCGGTGGCATAATTCACTTAAACTCCACTTTGACAAAAATGATAAATGCCAACAATGGAATTTTTAACAAGATGTGGAGTTGGAGATCTGCGCATACTGGGAAAGTGACTCCGAATGAATCTGTTCTTCAAGTTGTTTCTGAGTACATAAACAAGATTGTCAGCCAGTGGCATTCGTCAATGTTCGACTCCATGAGGGCAATGGACTCAGCACCTCTGTATCCGATGATGGAATTGGTAATGTGGATGAATGTTTACAGTAAGAATCCAGAGACTATAAGGAGGAATTACGACACCTACCTGAAGGCAACGTTGATAAAGGCAAGACCTAATGAAGAACAATCGCCAGTGTCAAAAATTGGCAAGGGAGGATTAATTCTTCCTGCATCTTATCTGACCCACAACTTGATTATGAGTTTTGTCATGAGGCAGTCAGCACTGAAAGACGAAGACGTGCAGCAGTTAATGGAGATTCTGATAAAGCATCACTTTGAGCAGCATGCGTTCGGAATGGATCCTAGTGGTTCCTCTGCTGGAATTCCTATAGCTCCAATTATACTTAGCCTGACTAGTTTTGATACACGCGCTGGGATAGAAGGTTCACATCAAGCGGAGATAAGCGGAAATTTCACGAACAAAAAACTAAAGGAGTCTTTTGATGGAGCTTTAAGAAGATTTGATTTTAAAACATTTATGAAAAAGATTAAGGATAATCCGAATGAATTCATAGATGTTCGTGGCAGTACAATAGGTAGCTTTAATTTGTATTCAATTAGACTTACTATTGTCAAAAGCCTGGAAATGCACAAGGGGGCAAGTTTATGACGTGGTACAAATCTGCGCAGACTGGATCGCCCGAATGTGAAATGTCAAATGATGAGCTACTCGCATACTCAAAATTTGTCATTAACCTAAGAAAAAAATCAGGTTACCAAGATTTTTTTCCTGAAGATATATTGAAAAACTATCCGTCAGTGGTTGAACTTATTCGATCTGGATACGCTCCTCTTGCATTCTCTAGGTGTATGAGAAAGGAAGCTAAGCCATGGGGAATACAAGGAAGCTGGGGACCATACTGGGCACTTGAGAAACTTTTGCTCGATGACCTTGGCATAGACTCGATGTACTCTCGTCATTCAATAATCGATGAGACAAGAGCAAATCTTGCTCATTGGTTCATGGAGACCTACATGCCATTAGCGGTAGATAGCCCAAATAGATCAAGGGATTCTCAGGTCGTGTTAATTTCAAGCAAATACATAAGCACTGAGATGATAGATGCATTTTGGGAATTGGACAGAAATGAAAGGGAGAAAGCGAGTGGTTCACGAAACGAAATGTCATGGATGATCAGAGAGGAAACCTACGCAACATTATTTAAAAACCAAAACACCTCAAGCAAAATTCAGCTAGAAATAGCTAAGCTTACGGGGTACAGGAACGATTCTTTCCACTGGCTTATCAAAAATCCGAATGGCAGTGGCGATGCCATGAATTGGATGCTTAGCAATGATAAAAAGAATACTTTTACCTCTTACGGCAGAAACGGCGTGAATGCCCTGTTCTTCGACATGTCACCGGGAGCAACAATAAATGACTCAATTGCAGAAGTATTGAGTCATCATATGCTTAAAATTTTTGATAGTAAAAAATATGATATTCACGGGAAAGGCCTACCCGATCCCGGTAGAACTGGCGAGTTCAGCTACGAAGAAAAATCTACGCTGATGGAATATCTTATTAAAATTTGCACGAAAACCAAGAGCAAAACAGCAATGCAAAACCTTTTTTCACTTGCCCTTGCGATGGGAGGAATACAGAAAAAAGAACACAGTTTGGAGCCACTGAAAAGCAGGCATATTTTTAATGCCTATAGCCCCCAAAGTGCCACACTTATGATTTTGCGTTTGCTTTCTCCATTCGTGGTAAATCATGAAAAAATGGACAAAGAATCAGTGCAAAAGATACTTATATACATCTCTAGTATAGACAATCTCTACATGGAAGAAGTGATGGAAAGTAAAGGAATGACATTGATTGGTTTCGACACGCTTGGCATCATATGGTCTTCCTACAGAAGTATTGCTGGAACGAAATCCTTCGTGACCGAGCAATCGTATGAAAGACATGGACAGGAATTTACAGAATTTATGACTGACAGCAAAAAAAAGATACTAGATGCGGTCAAAAGCTTAGACATAAAAAAATTCTTTGCTCATGCATATAGCATAGGAATGCCCAAGTTGAATATGTACAAGGTTGCCATAAGTCAAGCTAAAATAAAAATGGGTAAAATGGATTCATGGGCCAGTCGCTTATGAATTATTAAATTATTTACTTTTTGAGAAGCGAACAAAGATTGACGATATAGTCCTGTTGATATTCAGTTGTTAAACTGCAGTCAATTATAAAACAAGAGGGCTTAAATAATGTGTTACCTCAAAAGAGAAACTTCTCGCACTGAAAAGCAGTCTTAAGAAAATGATAGAAAAAATCTGTCCCAAAATACCTCACACATTCAAAGCCAGGTACGGCCTAGTCAGGCACCTCCACAAGATATGCGAAGGAACATACATAATTGAGGGTTCTTCCCGCTTCTCAAGGGGAGCAGAGGGCATGGTTGATTTTGAAGGCGGTCCATTTATTGCGGTGGGCATGCCGATGGCGGCTTGCTGTGATGTCAGCGCAGACAAGGAGTGCGGCGTAACCATTCCTGAAAACGAGACCGTTGACGGCGTCAAATTTATAAGGCATGAAGAGGCTTGCGCACTGAAGGGGATATCGCCTGATGATGCTGCACCGGAATACTATTGTTACGTTAAAATAACAACAAAAAAATGACCTAAGCCATGGCACTGAAGAAGATAACGAAAAAGCCGAAAAATAAGCAAAAAATAAAGCCTTTTGACACAGTTGATGCGGCCAAGCTTATTGAAAAAATTCGCAAAGAACTTCGCATGGTGGGGATGATCCCAGGCGTAAGCACCGAACCAAAAAAATGAAGGTTGGGTTTTTTATTTTTCCCTTCTGCCGATAAATCAGTAGGCGGATTTTGCCGCATCAAAAAATGATAACCATAAGTGTAAAAACACCAGCAAAACCAGCAACTCCTGAATCTTATGAAGAGTGGACATCAGAGAAGATCAGGATTAAGTTTGGTAACGATCCTGAAGGTATCCTCATGAAGCTTCTTGATCTATGCGAAAGGCAAGCAACCGAGATAGTGGCACTGAATAGCATGATTCGTGAGTGTGAAAAAGATTTCCTAAATTACTCTCGCAACAGCGAGAGAAGCACTGAAGAGATCTTAAAGCTTCAAAAGCAAATCGACGACTGCAACGAATACAATAAAAACACAAGAGATAAAATACTTGGAGCAATAGGAATACATGAAATCAAGAATCAATGACAGGAAAATAAACAAGAAATCAATCCTAATTCGGCCAGCACCGAAAATAATCACGAAAGTGATAAGCAGGGCCAAGTCTGATCAGAGAATTGCATCGCTCAACACCCTTAAACTGATGGTAGTTGTAGGAGCACTGATACTAAGTTTTGCAATGTATTCAATCTCTATTTTTTACTGGCTATGGAAATAAAAAGAAAGGTAAACAATGAAATCCATTTATAAGAAATCGTTTTTTTCGTCCCTAAATTATTCACTCATGATGTTACTTTCGAATCATGCCTGCAAGCTGAGTATATCTCTGCTGTGGGTTGCCTTATTCTTAGCACTCACATCGGAAAACAAATACGTTGTAGCAACAGCACTGACTCTGTCTTTGCCCCTTGCCACGTACTTTTTGATTAATTTCCATAAGTATTGTGTCTCGCCGCAGCGCCCGTGGTTCTCGTTTCGAGATGTACGAGATGTACTTACCCATCCGGGTTACGACATGACGAGAATGCAAAGTAATGATTTTTCATTTGGTAACGACCGCAAGAGTTCGTGCTACGGTGGCTGCGCCAAAGGTGAAGCCGAGATGAGAGCCGCCCTACTTCAGGGAGAGGGATAATTGACCATGAGCCCTGAAGATTACGAATATGTGTACAGGAACTCAAGCTTGTTTTCTCGTCGCCTAAGAGTTGCCAATTGGGTGTGGGATCACACAGCATTGGTGTCAGCGTCTCTGGCAATACCTTCTTACCTAATCGCAATTTGGATATACATAAAAGTAACTTGATCCATTCACGCTTCCACACGCTCCATCCCGCTCTGTGGGAAACCTGAGCGCAACGACTCCTCTGTAAAGCGTTCACTCCTCAGCGTAGCCCTATCCTGTGAAATTAATTGGTTGAAAAATCAGATCCGTGCCGTTTAAAAAGCAAAATCTGCAATTATCCAAGCATATCTCTCTCTGCAGCTCTGAATCTTTCTATCGCCTCCCGTTATAGGGACAGGATATCCAAAAGTTGCATCGGGTGAATATACTAGAAGGGTGAGCCATCATCCCATGTTTCTCGTCACCCGTCCCGGAGATCGACACGAAGACCATGTTCCAGAGTCTTTCGTGACCTTCTCCCAATTGAAACAGTTCTTTCCTTTCTCTCCCTTCATGAAGTGCGCCAAGAGCGGAGAGGAAGTCCCTGCAACGGAAGAAAACATGGTCAATTCTGATTGGCGCGAGATCAGATGCCTGAATGTGGACGAGTACAATTTCACACCCGATGAAATCTTGCACTATACATCACATGGCAATCTGCCCGATGGCAAGGCTACCCAAGGCGAAGAAGAGATCCTGCGATTCATCATTCACGTTCGACCGACCAGAAGCATCACCATACTTTAAGAAAGAGGAACCCGCAATGACCACCAAAACAAAATCAGTCTGCCTCAAGCAAAAAGCCAGAAATCTCAAGCGAGTTAAAGGCATCAAGTTTCCAAACGTTAAGTTTGACATGACTATTTCTTTTGATCTTCAGGACAAGCATGGTATCCACGAACCCGAGGACTGGTTCCTAGAAAATGCTAAAGGGATCAAATCAGTCAAGAGGCCCGGAAGCATTATTTCTGGAACAGGTTTCTCTTTGCTTGACGGTCTGCGCGATCTCCACTTTACTGGTTCGCGTGAACAGATGGAGGAGACTGCCAACATCTTTGCAAAGAGTCCGTTCCGAATCGAAAAAATCAGTGTCTACGTTAACAGCGATGACTAAGAGAACTGAGAACACCAATGGCTAAGATGACAATTGAAATCACCACAAGCGACGATTTTACCGACGACGATCTCCGCAATTATGTCAAGCATTTGGCAGAAGAGTTTCTAAATGACTCAACTGGAACCGGACTCCCTGCGTGGGAAATCCATATCAAGTAGAACACCAATGGCTAAGAAGAAGAAAGCAAAGACCGACTCTGAGTAAGATGGTAGCCCCATCCCCCCAACCGTAGCCTTATAAACCTTACAAAATCTGCCCGTACCCTACCATCCGCAAACCCCCGAACCAATTAATTTTCGGGCATCAAAAAACATCTCCCAAACTCCCCTAGAGCCAAACCCCCAAAGGGAATGGCTCTTTTTTTACAAATTCACATAGGTACAAATAGTAACACAATAGTAATAAAAGGACACCGAACCGAAAGGAAACTAATTAAACATGAAAACAAAAATTACAAAAGATCAATGGCTCACTATAGGAAACTCCGCAGGATGGCTCACCAAGCAGGCCGTATTTCTCGGTACCCATCTTCTTGAGGAACGCCGCGAAGACCCACTAAACAACCCAACATTCCAAACCCGTAAACTACCAACATTACTTGAAATTGGAGAACCCATACTCCCCGCAGAGTACAGCAAACTTTTCAATGCCGTCAACAGTCATGACTACGGGCAAGTAAGGGATTATTTGGGCAAAATGACACCCGATGAACGAAAGAAGCTTGTACAAAAACTCGCAAATACATGCAAGGCCTCCATACTCATTATGCACGAATGCTCAACACTCGGTGACATACCGAGTAGTAAACAAAGTTCACCCGAAGGATTCCCTATGAAGACACCCAAGACCCCCAGGAAACCCAGGAAACCCAAAGGATCAGGCGAAAATATAATGGGAAGTCCAGGAATGACGGGAGACACCGAAGTCCCAGGTATCTAAAACACCACCAGAACTCATGAAGTTCAACCTGTCACGGTACAACCGGACCAAAGAGGCGTCACTCCGAAAGGAAATCTCTCTGCTCGATCTATACCCCGAAGGAGAGAGAGAAGCACTAGAGGAGTACGGTCCCGTAAACCCCGCTGAAGCAGCCGCAGAAACTAAGCTTTTTCCCGAAGGTGACGAAATCCCAGATAGCCTCTCCGAACTCGCACAAAAAATACACGAAGAGATCCGCAAAGAGCAGGAGACCGGAACACAAAGAATATCCGAAATCCTCCAAATACAGGGAACCGAAGCCGAAGATAAATTAAGATCCGCAAAGGGTGACGGACCACGATTCGGCAGACTGCTTGTACTCACCGCATTCCACCCAAACCCGTATGTACGATGGACAGGAATACACGATTTCGGGACGGAAATATCCGCTCTACACCTAAAATACCTACTCAAGGACCCACACGCAGGAATTCAGTCACAAGCACAATGGGAGTCCGAACGCAGAGCCACCAACTCAAGATCCTGAAGACTTGCGCAACTCCTCCAAATCAGACAGGTCTTTGACTTTGGTTCCGCTGTCATATGACCATGCATAGCCAAGCTTCACCATTATGTCATTAATTGCCTCTCCGTCCGATTCCCTTATGACCCCAAGCAGTCTGCCATATTTGTCGTCCTTGAATGTATTGATGACCAAGTTGTTTTTGTTCTTTTGGAGCCAAGATTCCAGAAATTCTTTGGATTCTTTGCCCATGGACTTTTCTTTCAGATTTTTTGTGTGAGTTTCAGGAGCGTCAATCCCGTATAGCCTGATTCTCTGCTTACAAAATATGCCAAATCCCAGATCTAGGGTGCAGTCAACGGTGTCTCCATCCACAACTTTTTCTATAGACGCAATTTTATATTCGTACATGCATCCTATTACTAGCTTCTGCTTAGCAAATCCTCCTAATACAGAGAGCGTGTGAAGCCGAAGATAAATTAAGATCCGCTCTGAAAACCCTCTAATACATCGCTAGGAAGCCTCTCCTCCATCGCTAGGGGAATGTATCGGTTACCCTCTCCTCCATCGCTAGGAGCCTCTCCTCCATCGCTAGGGGAATGTATCGGTTCCCCTCTCCTCCATCGCTAGGAGCCT